AGTCATGTGGGATGGCTGGTTCAGACTTCAGGATATGGTTGAGGGTTACCTGGTGATGAAGTCTCTTGATCAGGAGATCTGATCAAGAGACAGGTAGTAACAGAGGGTTTTGTTCATTCATAGTGCAGGGTCAAATCATTCCCACTCGAATATCAACGAGAAAAAAATATATAGAAATAACAGCTTGTTATAAAGAAAAGGTTTATCGATACCATCATCTATACCATGCGTAAATTTTTTGATTTTTTGCGTCTCATCGGTGTTTAGTTCGACGTTGGCCCAAGCTGAGGATTCTTTCATGTCCTGACGAAGTTCTTGTTTCTCTGCCACAAGTCATCGCTGGTTCCGATGTAATTCTATCCACCTTGTACCTCCAACTTATCTCTATACACTTTACATAGCGCTGACCTGCTAGCGGATGGACGCAGCTATCAGTTCTTCAACGTCATCGACGACTTCAAACGAGGTTTGCCGATTAAAGCAGAGTTCTCATTGCTGGCACTGCAAGTGATAAGAACACTAAATCAATTGCTCGAATGGCGAACAAAACTGCTAGCGATACGCTTTGACAATGGGCCTGAGTTAATCAGCCAAGGGTTTACAAAATGGTCGAAAATGCATGGGATCCGTATTGAGTACACTCAGCCTGGCAAACCACAGCAAAATGCCTACATCGAACTACATAACAAAACGATCATGTACAGCTAGGTCAGCAAACATTTATTTGATACACTTGAAGAAGTGTAAGACTATGCCACTAAATGGTTTTAGTTTTTCCAATTATGAACGGCCACACAAAGCCAATGGAGGAAAACCACCATTAATGGCCGCTAGACTTCTACGTTTAATTGCGGTTAAAAATGGGAGGATTACCATCCCAATTAATGGAATTAGAATGAAACGCCCTTAAGTCGCAACCATCAGCTAGAAACTGAATAAGTGAGAGAACTTCAGTCCAAATTGCCATCTACTTCGGTATACCGAATTGCTAAATTGATTGCTGTTAAAGTCATGATTAAATAGGGAAATAAATGGAGTCATTAAAAGTTTTATTTAGCCTGAACAAAACCGCTGAACATATCCCATTGGCTGGTCAAGTGATCATCTCACCTGCTGAAACATCGTGAAATGACTTCGGGTTCAAAATTAGATGTGAATTTAAGGTTTGTATATCCGAAGAACATAGACCAATGGAAGGCTCAATGTTAATTGGCTTTATGGCTCCAGATAACATAGAAAACAAAGAGGAAGAGCTTCTCTTTTATGAAAAAAAAGAAACGCTATGGGAGTACCTAAAAAAGGCTGATAAAGAGGTTGTTTATTCAGAGGACCTTCCTCCATTTTTTACTTTGTTACCTGACATGCAAAGCTACCGAGACCTTTACGACGGGTTTGGCCGCGAAGGAGCCGAACTATTCTTACGTACAGTAAATGATCTTTCTCAATATAAAGACACTGATGAAAAATGGGTAAGAAAAGCCATTGATACTGAAGTATTTAAACTTGGTTTCATGCGTAACTCCGAGCCGTTCTTCGCTTATCACAATGCTAACAGTATTATTATTGGAGAAGAGCTAAAAAGTGATGTAGCTATATCCAACTCGTTAGAACTTAAGTTCCAGTTAGATGGTTTTGAAGAGCTTCATCAACTGTCATTAAAATACAACCACCAAAGTATCATACCGAAGCGAATTTTTGTGTTGATAGGTAAAAATGGTGTTGGTAAAAGCGAGTCGCTTAAAGCATTTTGCCGAGGGGCACTGCAATATAAAGATAAAGGGTTGTCACTGGTTGACGATGACGGTAAACGACCTCTAATCAATCGTATTATCGCAATAGCGACACCTGGTGAAACCTCAAACACGTTTCCCCCTGAAAGAAGAGCGACACAGAAGCTTTACTATAGACGGTTAAATCTGACTCGAAAAGGGACACATAATATTGGTGATTGCCTCGTACAATTAGCGAGAAGTGCAGATGAGATTGGTGAAAATACTCGAAAAAACCTTTTTTTGGATTCACTTTACCAAGCAGGATTAGACCCTAGAAATATCTTTTTACAGTTAAAAAATGAACGAACAATCAATCTATGGAGTTTTTTACAAGGAAACGGAGAGCAAGATTCTTTGATGCGTTGGGCTAGTATTGAGCACAACCTAGACCCTAAATTAAAAAGAGGCGACGGACTCTACCCGCTTAGTAGCGGGCAGTTAACCTTCTTTAAGGTTGCTTTACTGAGTTGCTTGTTCATTGAAAACGGTACGTTTGTATTGATGGATGAACCTGAAACGCACATGCATCCTAACATGATTGTTGATTTTATAGGACTACTAGACTTCCTATTAGAAAAAACAGGCTCACAGGCACTTATAGCAACTCATTCGGCGTATTTTGTCCGTGAAGTATCAAATGAACAGGTAGCTGTTCTCTCAATATCAGATCACAGGCTCGTAACTGATAAACCGAGGTTACCGACATTTGGAGCAACTGTAGATTCTATTTCACAGTTTATCTTTCAGGAAGATACTGAAATAAGACTTTCAGAAAAACTCTACGATAGAGTGAAAGGCAAGAGCTTTTCTGACGTAGAAGAACAGCTAGGCAATGAAATTTCGCTATCAGCCTTAATGCGATTAAAACGCATGATGGAGGATTAATTGTGAAAAAGCTTCCTTTACCTGCGGTAAATGATATTGAGAAAATAACGACAACGTCTCAAAGAGACAGGCTTCATAGAACAAGTTATCCGCATTTACACAATGAGTTACAGATCATTTTAAATGGATACCAAGACTATGACGCTAATAATGGTAACGCACTATCAGTTGCGAACGTCAACATTACCAATGATTTATCAATAGCATTGAAGAAGCACTACGCTTCACCACCAACTGACTTAAAGTTCATTGATGATTTAAGAGCATCTTCACCAAACGTTTGCCCAATGTGCGGTTCATTAAAAACAGGAACCCTTGATCACCTGTTTCCTAAAGATGACTACCCTTGCTTTTCTGTGTATTCAAAAAATTTAGTTCCAGCTTGTGATTGCAACAGCAAACGAAAAACGAATTTAACGGATGGAAATAAAAGGATACTACATCCTTATTATGACGTTTTTCTTAATCAGAGGCTTTTGTCGTGTAACATTACTCAAGACCCTCAATTTCCAAAAGCTAAAATTGAAATAGCTTATGTTTTACCACAGCACTTAGAAATAGACAGCATAAAATACCACACGGAGAAAGTTGTTCTCCCATCAGGAATTATTAATTGGCTAGAAGGTGAATGGGATACAACGACACAAAACCCAAGCTTAAAAATTCAAACGTTACCATTAGCCAATACTCCAACCATTGCTGACTTTTCGAGATATTTGAATGATGCATTAAATAGATATGATCAGTCGTACAGCACACCAAACAACTGGTTCTCAATCTTTATTCATGGAATTTTAAACTCCCAAGGTGTAGTCCAGTTCTTATATACTAAGCACAATTTAATTTACCCATAGTATTTATAAAGATTCATTCGAAGCAAAGGTCAATACCGTTGATATTGACCTAGCGGCATTTAGACGAAAGACAAATGTATAGTATAGTGTCGTAATAGATTTGGTCAACTGACCTAGGTTTACAATATCCAAGTTGATTTTAGAAATGCTAATTTATAAAAATCATAACTCATGAATGTCCATAAACGTGTTATATACCGCTTAAACATTCTTGCCATGAAGGATATGGGGAATTGGCTCTATTTACTACCCAACCCCATATTTTTTCATTCCAATTTAGTTCTGGATTAACAAAAAAAATAATCTTCGCAATTAATTAACTATGGGATATCAAAAATAACTCCCCAATTTTCATCTGGGTCAAAAGCACCTTCAATTTCTTCACTAGGTAGCCATGCCCCAAAAAAATCCTCTACATGTCCTTCCGTCATGACATGAAGAACATTTGGAGGTAGAGGGTATTTTCGGCGAAGATAGTTTAACCTATAAGCATCTTCTTGATCGAAGAAATTGATACCTTCGATAGTAATGCCAGATAACTCTTTTATATACTTACTAAGAAACTCAAACGAAGCGCCATCTGCTTTCTTAATAATGGATGACTCCAAAATTTCAGAGTTAAATTGTGCCACCTCAGCTAGCAATGTGGCAATCGCTTCGATGCTTATTGATTCAATTATAGAGTCACCCGACGTTGGGGAGCGATACGAAATTAATTCACGATATGCCTTGGCTGTGAGCGTGATATTTTTAAACTCTTCAGATAAGTCCTTATTAAATGCCGAAAGATGGTCGAATGCCAAATTTATAGCTTTGTGATGCGATATCTCAATAAGCTTTCCATTCTCCCATTCCACTTCTGGTAATGTGTAGACGATTCCTCGAAGAAGTGAAAGGAGGGAATAATATGTTAAATAAGGAGTTGTGATACGGATATTGCGTTCTTTTGCAAACTCCATGGAGTTAATCTGTATTGTGGCGTTCATCACCATTTTTGCCGATAAATAAATTCTGCACATCCATTCTGAATTCTTTTCCTTATCCCAAAATTTTGTTAGTTTTGAATATCGAACGGAAAGGCTATCTGCAATTTTTTGGGCATTTTGTTCATCAATACGCTGAGTTAGTTCTCTAAAATCGTAGAACCATTGACGGCCTGCAAACTTTTTCCTTGCTGACAATGCCTTAGCTGTAACAATTGAGTTCATTTGACAATCCTGATATAAAATAGACACAATTTTAACATACATTGAATTTAAAAAAACACGTGGAATAAATTCGCCGAATTTTTGCATCCTTTTATGCTATTTGTAGTGAAACACTAAATTTAGCCACCCGCTCTAATAGGTGGCCAAGGTGGCTTTTACGAAGCTTCTTTCGCCAAAAGCTGCATGTTGAGCGAACTTGTTGTCAAACCGGCTCTGTCGAACCGGTAGCGCATATAGGCCGAGATATCGTCCTCGTGCGATGAGACAACCAACTGGCAATGTTTGAGTTCGCAACGGAGTAGATCGGTCAACGAAGCAACGTTTACTTCATCCAGTGATTGCGACGGGTCGTCAATCAATATGAGAGGAACCCGTGCATAGACTTTGTTGAGCGCGAGGAAGAAAGCAAGGCTGAGCGCAGACACCTGACCTGAACTCATGGACATGACTGCGTCGTGTTCAGACTTCTCAGCAGTCAGGAACCTCAGTTGCGTACCTTCGCGGCTCTCAATAAACAGGCCCAGGCCACGCTGGTAGTTTTGGATCAGCCGACCACTATAAATGTGGAATATGAACTCAATAGCCGAAATTGTTTGGTCAGTATAGTTCTGCTCGGTCTTTTTCAAAGTGTTGCGGAGCTTTTCGATTTTACCTTGTGCTTTTTGAGCTGCCATGGTTTCTTTTTCGATAAGATTAAGATCTTTAATACAAGTTTGGAGCCTAGAACTTTGAGCCTCGTTAGCTTTAATCGATATGTAATGCTCTTTACCCTTTAGGTCTTCAGCCGTGACTATGTAGAAGTCCTGCAGATCTTTAAAAGAGCTATTTATGGTTTCTCGCCAGTCCTCCGGCAGCGTTAAGGCATCAGCCTCAACCTGTTTTTTATTTCTTAGAATCTCTTTGAGCTTTTCAAGTCGCTCATCTACTAAGTCATCAATTTCCGTGAATGAATCAGTAAATTGAATATTTTCGCTTTGCAGCTTTTCCAGTACTTGGGTTATTGCCGGGAGCCGAAGCTTAATTCTGGTCAGCCCTACATGAAGGTTCGATTCAAATGTAGGCGTAAGGAGTTTCAGGCTGTCTTGTATAAAGGAGTCGATAAGTTTCAGCTCTGCGTCCATAGCAGCGATAAGGTTAACTAAGTCCTTACCGTCCTGTCCTAATGATTCAGAGATCTGCTTAGTTCTTGCTTCAATAGCATCTGCCATTAATTTGTGATCTTCCCAGTCAGCACCACAGAGAGGGCACAACTGCTCGTCGGGATAAGACTTTTTATGTTCCCTAAGTAACTGCCTTTTTAGACGTTCCAATTCGGCTACAACGTTCGTGTTGGCGCTACTTTTTACTTGTAAGCTGTTTCGAGAATTAATTTGTAACTCAAACCACTCAAGACGCCCACCCGCCCAACCTTGTAATGAACGAGCTTCTTCGAGCTTGATCACCGTAGCACCACGTTTAATGATACTTGCTGAACGTTCTAACTCATCAATCCCTTTCTTGATAGCGTCAAGCACATCAAGCTTGCCCAGGTCTTTACCAAACTGCGCCAGACTTCTCAGAGATTCCTCATTACGACCGATGTAGGCATCAATTCTCTCGTTATGGACCCTAGTTTTTATCGTGGCTTTGAGTGGTAGAAGGGCAATAATCTTACGAACTGATTCCTGGTAGGCTGCATGGTCCACTGACGAATACGTAGAGAACATTATCTCCTTGTCCCACCCCGGTTGGACATCAGTCGTCGAGAGTTTTTTGTACTTAATGTTCCCAGCCACTGCCTGCAATGTGTCCTTTAGGATGGCTATTTCTTCAATAAGAGATGCAGCTTTTGCCGTGCGTTCAGGATTATTGATGTACCTTGTGAGTTTGCTGTATACAGTGTTGCAGTTTTCAATCTCGGCTTCGATATCACTGATATTAAATAGGTTTCCTAGTTTATCCTTCCGTTCGTCTACCCGAGTGTGTAACAGCCGGTTTTGCCCTTGCTCCAAATAGTTAAGAAAGGAGAAGTTTTCCCTGAAATTCTTTCCGAAAATTTCATCAAGGAAATTATTATCGCGCAGATTGATCTTAGTGAATTCAGACGATTCGAATTCTGGCAGCTCATAAAGCTTGAAATTTTCGTATTTGTCTGCACGATTGTTTACTGGTTTTTTGAATATTGCAGCTTGGCAATGTCTAGCTAAGACAAGTTTGCGACCATCATTAGTAAATTCAATCTTAATGCAGAGATCGTTCTCTCCTGAGCGACTATTCCAGAAAAGATTGTCCGCGTAGTCTCTCTTGTTCTTGGTTAGTAATGTCTTGAATAGATTTTGTATTCGACTGATCTGGCCGGTAAGCAATAGTTCGATTGCGTCGAATATGCTTGTTTTACCATAACCGTTAGGGCCGTCCAGAGTTAGCAAAGACGACTTGTCAAGATCCAAATAGATATGCTTGAAAGCTTTGAAGCTAGAGACTTCAATCTTGGATATTTGCCAGTTCATTTTTAATCATTTCCTTGATAATTTCGTCGGCGTTTTTATCTGTGACTTTCTGGATAGTCAAATACGTATCGTTCAGGCTGGCTTGTGCAACGGCCTCTGCTGCCTGTAACCTCAAGGACACAAGATTTTCTTGATGGTTAGGTAACTCTAAAAAAGGAAGCTTGATAAAGGTCTTCGCCGCAAAGCTGTATTGTGTGGCGTTAAGAGGATTTTCTTTGTATTCAAGAAATTCTTTTTTGTCAGCAATAACAGATACCAGTTTGTCGTAGGTGAAATTAGTGAGTGCACTTTCTTCCGCGATACTGTAATAGAGAACATACTTTTTATAGAAGTGCGGATCTTCTTCAATTGCGAAAATCTCTTCTTCGTGATCTTTGAAATTGGCCAGAACATCAAGACGATAAATACAAATCAAGTCGCAGTTTTTCTTAAAGCTTGGGTTTCTGAGAAATTCACTAGGAGCAAGATGATTGATTCTATTATTCAATTCGGCTGGGTCAGGAAGGTCATCAAGATTATATAGAACTGCAAACCTGATAGCAGATCCAGACTCGCGAATATAAAAGCTTGTGTTGTCCAAGTCGCGTTTACTAACAAAGCCATGTGCAACAAGTGCTTCATCAATGAGTTGCTTTATCATTCAGTCGTTCCTCCGCATCGTCTTTTGTTATCACGCTAATGCATAGCGACTTGGTGATGTTGCTTTCGAGCTTTTCAGTGGTCTGCTTGTTGTCGAAGTCATCTGAGTTTGTAAATTTTGTATTAAAGGTGAATGAGGCTTCTGCTTTGCTGGCGATTAGATGGTTATACTCAAAAAGTAGTCTCAGCAGATCCCCGTTGTTTTTCATTTCACGGGTCATGTCAAACTCACACTCTTCGCTTTCATCTACATCAAGAGCGGTAGGTACGTAAAATCGATTTTCGCTGTCAAGGTAGTGTGGGAGGTGGTTGAATATAGGCTCCACCGAAATAGCCTGGATAAGCTTGGTGTATCGCCTGATGTCGTTCGTCTGAACGTCTTGAAATCGCTCGGAGGGCTTCATCATCTGGCATAGGGCTTTCAATTCATTGATATGAGTTTCGCGAATGTGCTCACACAGACATCTAGCTCTCTCGTAAGTAGTGTCACTCATTGTTGGAAGCGCCTGATCCAACCTCTCTTCCAGATGAGTTTGAAGCCTGGCCTTTAATGCAACTGCATAGTAGTCCCTATTCTGATAGGGGTTTTCGGTTAGCAGGTCTTCTAGAATATTTCTGGCCTTGATACGACCCTCATATGCTGCTCTGTTTTCTGAAATTCCGCCAACCTGATTTAATTTATGATTGTATATTGCCTTGGTGCTGATTTTTTCAGAAAGTAAACAATAGTTAAAATTTATAAGGTTATCACTGACAATGATGTGCTGCTTATTACATATTTTTTTTATTAGTTCTTTGGTAAGCCCTTCAATTTCACCCAAACCACAATAATAATTATCCCCATAGCGATAGAATTTTACTATTTCTCCGCTAGCGCCTCTATGATCGTCCGTATTATTTAGAGGAACAGATACATGGAAGTAACGCGTTGTCCCTTGGATTTTGTCGTGTTCGATTAAAGTAGACTGTTCCAGCGCCTTGGTGTAACCACTTCGATATTTACTTATCTTCGCTTTGACTTGATGGGCTGTGTGTAGTTTTCCATTTTTATAAATAGCGAAGTCGTCACTACTGTCTAGCTGAAGCTCAAAGTCTAGATCGCCATCGTGAATAATCTTGAGGGAGTGATATAATGCAATTTTCCCTTGATAAACGAAGCCGCTCCATGAGGATACGGCGCTAGCTGGATACTTATCATCATCTTCTTGGCTCACATGAACTCCTTTCGCCGTTAGCCAACTGCCAGTGTGGCGGAATGATGTTACTGCATTTCAAGACGTTTGCGTACTCGCTTCGTTTATTTTTCCAACATACCTTGCATTTTTCTATCCGCTATTAAAAATTTTGCTCTGAAGAAATGACTTTGAACAAATATTCTAACATTCATGACATGTGAAGAGCAGCTAGCATGGTCTAACACGAAGTGGACGAAGGCTACTTACTTGGTTTTCCTTGCAATCTTGCAACTTTTGAAGGTTACTCCAAAAGTCCTCATCAGTACCAAATATGACAGCAAGAACGCGAGCCTCATCATCCGTAAGACGACGCAAACCGCAGATAATATCGTCAATATACTGCTTGCAGATACCCATAGCTTCCGCCAGTTCATCATGAGACATGTTCAGCGGTTTTAAAAATTCCTCTACCAGCATCTCTCCCACTGTCACAGGCCCGTCAGTATCTGCTTTTGTGTAGTATGTAAGAATCTCTGAACGCCCCTGCTCATACGTCAGTTCACCTGAAATAATACGTGCCTTAATGGACTCGTACAGTGGCGTACCACTGGGGTCCATTCCTTCAAGTCTCAGGGAAGCCTCTGCTTTGCGGAAGCCCTCAATACGTAACCGTGTATAGGGAGTCCTGGACATGTTTTTCCTTTGAATTGCAGGAGTAAAGTTCGCACAGTGAAAGCGTCAGCTCACGCTACCTCGTTAACTGACGCACATGATTCAAGATTTATTATTACCCGATAAGCTATCATCGGCAAAATCATCATGTTCGCGGTTATCCCGATGAGTAGCTGTCTGCTTACGTATCTGAGTCGCCAACTCCCCTCCAATAGTTTGTTGGACACGAGAAGAATTGCTACTTCGCTTCATTTTCTGGTACTCAGCAGCTCCGTTGGCCATGATGCTTCCCATATGGCTTGCCATGCGGCCAGCTCGTGAGAATGAAGCAAACCCCTGACTTCCTCCGCTGGAGCTAACTGAACTGCTCCATGCTGACGAACCACCGGAACTGCCTGAGGGTTGGCCTCCAGAAGTATCTACAGAACCGGTATCTTCCCCGACGCCAAATCCTCCACCGGAACCGCCTCCACCACCTGAACCAGATTCCTCGGCCATGGCAGCTTGCGCAGACTCGAACGCTGCCTTTAATGCAGAGGCTCCGCCGCTGACTTGAGCTGATGCCCCCATTGCAATTGCTCCAGCACCGCTGATGGCAGTAGCGGCAGCGCCAGTAATCATACCCGCCCCAAATCCACCAATCCCTTGTAAAGAAGCTCCTCCTACAACACCTGATAACAACAGTGGTAGCTTATTCGTTAATACTAACAGGATAATTGACGCCAGAAGCAAAACGATAAGACTATTAAGATCAGGAACATCATCTTTAATAAGAGAAAAATATTGATCTATAAATGATTGTCCAATCCCAATAATTAATGTCATCGTGAATAATTGAATGCCAATCGATAAAACAGTTCGTAAGTAATTAATTGCTATATCAGAGGTCCATTTCGAACCACTAAATCCAAGCAATATAACTCCTGCATAACATAACACCCATGCAGAAACCAACATGATTAGCATATTTATCGCTATAAGGGACATCACTACCAAAACGATTATCGCTACTGTTATCATAATGGTGGATATCATTGGCGACCAAATTGATGCGGCTGAACTGACCTTTGTTAATATCGCAAACGCCATATCAACTATGCTTGAGGGCGAAATACCAGTACTTATTCCTAAAGCGTTTGCTGCAAGTTGCCTCATTGAATTAATTATGGATTGCGATATGGATGGGCCGTTGATTAAAAGATAATAAAAAAAACCAATGACGGCAAAAAAGCGAACTATTTCAGCAAGTACGCCTGTCAACCCTTCTCCTTGCATTGCCATCATACCAAATGTCCAAACCATACTTATTAATACCAGCCCCCAGAAGAGCCAATTTGCATAGTCAGCAATTACTGTTGTCCATGTACTGGCTACTTGTTGAAACTTATCTAATAAAGAATCAAGTAGCCCGCTACTATCTAATTGACCAGCATAGGCATTTATAGAAAAGAAAATTATGATACCTAGAAAGGTGAGCTTACTTGCTATTTTCATGATTACCATTCTCGTTTAGGGCTTGGTTTATTATTACTCCGTAGAGCACATTTATCGTATTTATTTTCATCAAATTTATTATCTGGCGTCGATAAACAATCTTTATCATTTTTATCGCAAGAACATATGGCCAATAAACTGATCAGAATAAATACAATCAAAAGATTATCTTTCATTCTGCGTTTCCTCACCAAATTCGCTTCGGGCTTGGTGTATTCTCTCCAGCTAACGCTTTTTCATCAGCGGCTATCTGTTGTGATTCTTTATCTGCCTGAGCCTGTGCCAGTGTTGCTGCAGCGTTTTGCTGGGCTACCAGGAGCGAGCGGATTTGCAGCAGCTGGTTCGTTTGAGCACTTGCAAGCTGGTTAGCGGCCTGAATAGCTTCCATTTGCCCTTGTGCGCCGGTTGCCTGAGTTTGCAAATCTGCCAGGTTATCAGCATCGCTTTGCAGTGTTTCTTGCTGTTCATCAAGAGCCTTAAAAACGGCGTCATTGGCCTTTTTACGCGCCTCAGAGCTGTTCTGTTCTGCTTTACGCAGTGCGCTGATTTCATCTGCAGTACATTCAACATTACTGTTAAAGCACGGTGATGAGCGGTAGTAATTCACGTCCTGATAACGTTTCAGATATGAATCAAGACTCCCGGCCTGATTTTTGTAGTAATTAAGAGTGTCCTGCGCCTGCAACAATTTGTTGATGGTTGAATTGGCCTGATCCCAGATATAGGCCGCAGGTGCGACGGTATTTTTGAGCATGTTTTCATACTGCTGCAGCTGCGTCTGGTACTGCTGGATCTGTTTAGTCACAGCCTGAACGTTGTTAACTGCGCTGATTGTGGTCTGAACCACATTAGTGCCATCAATAACGGGAATTCCGGCCTTAACCGGTAATGCCATGACGGACGCCACGAAAGGAACTATTAAAGCTTTTTTAGCGGCTAAAATCCCTCTTTGTAATGAAACCACTCGGAACATTAAATTCATTTGCTCACCTCTTTTTCATCAGTTCAGTAATATTTAACACACTGTCTTTTAACAGACGCAGGTATATAGGAAACCACACATTTATTTATCCAAGATTTTATCCATAATGTTCCTTAGTTCTTGCCGAGTTGATTCTATTTTCGCAAGCAAGGTTCTTATCAGGGTGGGTGAAAAATCAACTGTTCGAGGATCATTTGCGAGCCATAATTTAAGTAATCCGCCAAGTCTTCCAAGATCAGCGTTTACTCGGCTAAGTTCATTAACCTGTTTTATATCTACGATAGAATCAACCTGATAACCCATTGCAACTCTACGAACAAAACAGGCAACACTTAATCCAGATGCTTCTGCATTTTCTTGGATGAGAATTTTTTCTTCGGGTAAACAATAAACTTTTATTGGCGTACTATTTTTTCTAGTCTGAGTAACTTTCATATAGCTCTCCATACAGGCGGTAGCCTGGCAGAGCAGGACGCCCTTGAGCCGCGATGCGGCGAATAGGGAGTGGTAAAGTTGGAACACCGTAGCGGTGGGCCTACTTTACATGTCCTGCCCTCCTGTTGCCGTAGTATATCTGTGCACATCAATGTGTATTTCAGTGTACAGGATGTGTTTTCTTAGCGTATTAATATAGGATTACTCGGGTAAAGATCTGCAGCAAATGTGTTTCTTGCAAGGAAACTATATTTCTCCCTTTTGAAAATGACCTTTAGTAGTTATAAATGGGCGTCCACCAACTGTATTTATGTTTCGATATATTGTAAGAAATATTTTATTTTCTCATGCACTTTTTTACTTACATTGTCAAAGCATGTGCATTGCAGATTTTAGCGGCTAAAATCTTCCTCCCTATGCCTAAAGCTAGGGGCGTACCTCATATGTCATAAAACCTACCTCAAGTGTCAATATACCAAACGAGTAAGTAATCTCTTCTTCTGGCGTACAACCATCGGCCTTTGGCCGATTCTAGATTTGAAAGCGCCTGCTCAGGCAGGTGATTTCAAAGACTGTAGATCCTGAACGATCCTGTAAATACTGCTGAATAGTAAAAAATCGGGCCGCTGTAGCACGCTACCGGGCCGCTATAACACGCTATCGGGCCGTTGTGACACAATATCGGGCCGTTGTGACACGTTTTATCCTAGAACCGTTCAAATCAATTCCAATTTCCAGCAATTGCACGGAATCTTCTTTCAATCTCCGACGATAGTTACGTAAAGTCATATTACTCGTTCCTTCACCGCATACTGCTAATATCAACGTATCCATATACCACCCTCCTAAAGGATTATTACTATGGGTTAAGACATGACGAGCGACTGCCTGGCTAATACCATGTTGTAGCCGAGCTATGGGGCCAGGATGATAATAAAATGGCAAATCTTTTTTGAGTAACATCGCTAATGCAACACCCAGACGGACACGCCATAAACGGCGTTCTCCCCCAGTCAAAGGATCTGGACGCGTCATAGGTGATGGCACTACATGATCGATCAGTCCCCCTATTATACAGTCGCCGCTTTTCTCCAGCTCTGGCGTTATAATTTCAACTGTTGCGACGCGCAGATCTAAAAGCAATTTCTGTATACGACCATAACTGTATTGTGCATCGGATAGCGTTCGGCGTACTTTCGCTGGATCTACTAATAATTCGATTCCACCATCAGAAATTTCACGACGTTGCTCGGCAACATATAATATTGTCTCTACGATATCGGCATGACGCTGTCCGAGCCGTCCGGTAACACGACAACGACCAAAACTAGTCTCCATCCATTGTCCCTTCACCTCCTTAGGACGCTGGCTTGGCTGGTACAGAATTACTCGGGCTTGCCAAGCTGTACTTGTGGGTGCCACTTTATTACCAGTTGTCATTGTCAGCGCCACTCCAGGTAGATGTTCTTTCTTTAGTAAGCTTTTTATTATTCTTCGAGCTGAGCGCCGTTATTTTTAATACTCCCCCCTCATGTCTCTGTAACCAACGATCTGGCGCACGTTCTCCATAATTTACTTTATTTATTCCAAATCTAACAAATTGACCTCGAACATCATCAGAAATACCATACGTCTTCGCTTCCAAGGCGGTCATGCCCGCCAGATAAGATTGCCACCGTATATTATCAACCAGGACGCTACTACCCCTGCTTGCCTGCTGTATATCACCAACCCCCATCGTGGCAGCGCCTTTGTTTGAATGGTGTAGAAATATAATCGAACATCCAGTATCAGCAGCAATACCTTCTAGCTTTCCAATGACTTTGGACATTGCTGCGCTATTATTCTCATCCTCCTGGTGGAAACGGCGAAGAGTATCCAAAATTATTAAACGTCTACCTTTTGAAACTTCATTGATCAAGTTGCTCCAATCCGGCAAGAAAATATTTGGACACTTCCCTACCAAAGGTTCGACCAGTAGCTTATCAGCTACAATCTGCTGCTGACGTGCTGTTAGATATTTTCCCAACGCATATAAACGATGGTGAACGATGGTTTCAGAGTCCTCCACAGGTAAATATGCCACCAACCCAGTCGGATATTCACCAAAGTTTAAAAGATCTACACCACAAGTAATCTGCACAGCCAATTGTAATGCCAGCATTGACTTTCCAGCGCCTCCCGGAGAAACAATCGCTCCGATAGTACCAATAGCCAAATTAGGCAAGACGTAATCAATTGGTTGTGGCTTAGCTTCAAATGCTTCCATTATGTTCAATGACATTGCTGTTACCTACCTAAAACAACACCGGGTCTGGCCGCTTTAAACATTGCTGATTTACGATCCGCAATCCACTGTTCCACTTCGGATAACTGCCATGCAACATTTCGACTAGTAAGTGCTATACGGCGAGGAAACTCGCCTCGCTGTTCAAGGTTATAAATAGTGCGGGCTGACAATGGGATCATTTCCAGAAGTGTTTTTCTGTTAATGAGCGTGCTATGTGCCTTTGTTTGCATCTGCCTTCCTCCTGTTTCCAATCAGGCCTATACAATGCCAAGCATTACCACTTGCTAAAACCTATTCATTGGCTAAAATGGTTGACATGAAAATTACTATCTGGGAAGGCTGTGACCTCACAGTTGCAGCTGCAATTAAATTATTTGTAGAGCGTAGTTATCCGTACTCCATATTTTCACGGAGGTATCCAATACTGCGTCTCATACAGGAAGTTATTGATCCAGCAGTAGCTGCTTATGTAAATTCCCTGCCACCAAGTCATAAAGACTACATTTCTGGAGTAAATCTAGGATTTAGTGATGTACTTAAAAAAGTGGGCTTAAACGTCGTAGTACAGGCACAAAGACTTCTTTTGCGTAATTTCGTTCTGACTTTAGATCAACAAACTTCTCTTGATAAATGCTTTACCGCTACGATTGAGTCTCTTATTGAATTAGTCAGTGAGTGCGCATCCAAGCGGCCGAAGAAATCCTCTCCTGCAAAAGGAGTAACTATAAATTCACAGCGTAAGCTCGGTTATTGCGAGTTCTGCGGTAATCTAACCGAATTTTCCAAGTTGATCAGTGAGATATCAGAATTTGTTGCTAACGATAATGAGTTCCCCGTTCATGAAAAACAGGTCCTTAGTCATCGATATTGTTCTGACCATAGGCCCAAACTCACCAATGGTCTATGGAATCCCAAATACAGACAAGGAAAGCGGTCTCTCGAACAGTTCAATAAAGAATTAATAAGGCTTAGACGGCAATGCGCTAAACCGCATAAAGCTAACGCAAACACAGGGGATATATTGATTGATACCTATTTTCATGAGTGGATGCAGGGTCAAACTTTAACCCCAGCAGATCTAGATAAACTTAGGAATATTGCCAGACGAATGGTTGACTCCAAATTCACTGATACTAAGAAAAAAATAATCATATTAAAACACCAAGGTTTTAACCAGTTTGAAACCGCACAGGTTTTAGAAAAAAATCACTACACAACTATGACAAAGCAGGCTGTGTCCAAGGCCTTAGCGTCTGTGAGGAAAGAATTTTATATTTAAAATAGTATATCCACGAGCTATTATGGTGGCAGTTTAAGTCTTAATATCATCCACTTTATTGAATTATAACCAGCCACTTACGAGGGTTTTTCGCGATTACCCTGCTTCAAATTGATGATTTTGAAAATACAGTATTATAGTTTATTGTTTGTAGCGCAGCTGTAAGCGTTATGCAAAACGGATCACAGTGATACTACCTCACCAGTAAATCACTGAAGCCGATCTGTAATGACATAGAACGAATTGGTTTTATGGTTATGCAATGGCTCATCCCCTTACTTGTCCCTGACCATAAAAAGCATTCGCTTTCCTGAAAGCAAGTCTAAGCCAAGGGGCGTTTACAGTTGTCTTCTCTTGGCTCATTAGGTACTGGCTTAATTATTAGAATCATGTCGGTGGCATTTAAGTCCAAATATGCCCAAACTTTTAGCAGCTAAAATTCGTCTTCTCATGTAGGGTCAAGAAGCTTATGACTTAACCTATTGATTATGTGAATTACCTTGTGAGTATTACTCGTAGGATGGAATCTTCCAAAACTCTGACAATTCACTCTGAATGCATGGTAACAAAGAACAGTTTAAACCATGGTCTGTTCAGCGTTAAATTTCTCAAGATAGACTTCCATTTCGCGAGTCCACCTAGGGGTAGGTACCGAGGTGATCATTAGCCAAGGAAACCACCATACAAGCATGAAGAGTAACATAAGCGGTGCGATCATTTCGGCCGAAGAATGAGAAACTATATACATAATGAATAAGATTAGTAGAACTGTGTTTACAATCTGACCTACCAGAAAAAGACGCCAGCGAAAACAATGCCATTTCCTGTTGAACACAATCCGTCCATCCCGTTCTTCGAGCCAGTTACGCCACGGCTTGAGATAACCAGCCCGCAACCCATAACGATCACACATTATTACAGCCAAATCCTGCAGCCGATAATTATACAAGCCTGTGAGCCGATAAAGGCTGCGCTGACGAAGCTCACGCTTTGCCAGACGGACCGCATTTTTATTCAAATATGGCTGTGTCAGCATTTGCTCTAGCCGGCGCTTCCTAAGATTGAGTAGTCCACGAAATACACTTCCAGATTCAGCATTAATTACTCTGTGACGAACTACACCGAGTGCAATATAGATACACAGCAATAGCCAGCCGGTCTTAGGGTATTGATTCATCCATTGTATAATTACAGACAACTCAGGCACTTTTATTTTTCCTTTTTATGCAATCCAGATAAAACCAGTAAAGATTCAGTAAATTTTAGCGGCTAAAATTGCTCTCCTGGCGTAGATAAAAGAAGTATATCCACTTAAATCACTGATTATTAACTACTTACTAGTCCATTCATCAATCATATTCGCCCAATCTTGTAGCATCTCGGCCCTCTGCTCACGATATTCAGCCTTGTTATAAACAGCTCGTACCCCCTTTTGTTCATGGGCAAGGCACTTCTCAATCCAGTCAGTATTGTACCCGGCCTCATGTAGCAAGGTGCTGGCAGTACGCCGTAAGTCATGGGGACCAAACTTAGGTAACAAGTCCCCTTCTTTCTGAGCCAGACGATACGTCAGTGTCAAAACCCGGTTTAAAGTAGCGCTACTCATTGGCGCATCGGAATCGTACCGCGAAGGAAGGATAAAATCAGAGCTACCGGCAAAGGTTTTGAGAGCAATCATAATATCCATTGCCTGTCTGGAAAGAAAAACCAAATGTGGATTACGTCGTTTCATCCTCTCCTTTGGTATCGTCCATAATGCCTCACTAAAATTGATCTCGTTCCAGGTTGCGTTAGTAAGCTCACTTTTACGTACCATCGTTAACAGCAAAAGTTTAACCGCTGCTCTGATTGATGGCGTCGTTCCTACCCGTTCCATGTACCGATACATCAGACCAATTTCAACTGGCGTCAATGCCCTGTCACGAGGCTCAAATTTCGCTATGCTTGCAGGCCGTACCAGATCAGCGGGATTCTCAACCTTCTGACCGCGCTCAATAGCCCAGCGATAGACTTGCAATACAATCTCTCTGGCGTGCACAGCTGTCGCCGGTGCCCCTCTCTCGACAATGTTATCGGTTAATGCGCGTAAGTCTTCATGTGTAATCTCGGTCAATTTCTGCTGCGCAAATTTTGACTTCAACTCCCTTTGATATACCGAACGCCGCATATCACGCGTCGATTCAGCCATTTGATAACCGCGTAACCATTTCTCAGCCCATGCACCAAAAGTCTCCGCATCTTTGATACGAGCTTTATCTCTAGCTTTTTCCCTCGCTGGCGATCTTCCACTGGCAACCATTTTTTTAGCTTCATTGAGCCGTTCACGCGCTTCTGCAAGCGTGATCCCTCCAACACCATAGCGGCCAAAAGTAACGGTCTCCTGTCTTCCGTTTATTGAATAGTTATAACGAAATGAAATAGTTCCAGCCGGAGTGACCGCAACATACAGACCATCACGGTCATTAACTTTATAGAGTTTCTCCTTCGGCTTAAGGTGACGCAGCCTGGTGTCAGTCAACATGTTTTATTGTTTTCCTTTATCAAAAATACCATGTTGTAAAAAATTCAGAAAACTTGTTTAACTCTCTGTTTTTAATTGAGTTATAAAAAATAAATACCATAACTCAACCGAAATTTATCACATGGTACTTTTTCAAACCTGAATTCGAAACCAGAGAGTACCATCAAAAATTCCATTGAAAAAACCGTGCTTCCCGTTGCTAACAGCTGCCAGAAAGTGCCAGATACAAAAACAAAAAAGCCCGCAGTTACGCGGGCTTAGAGGTACTTTACTGCTTTTACGTGCAGGCTGTTGCCAGACGTTAAATCATTCCCACTCAATTATTTACGGACAACATAAGTAATTGACTGACAACAACTTTTAAAGAAACAAAATTTCCAATACCGTTTTATATACCGTCGCCGGAAATCAGTACCATGAAAAATGCCATGTCACCTGGTCAGCGAATCGTACTGCTTTTCACAGACTCTTCCTGCTTCGGCTGCCCGATCAGCGTACTCTGCCAGTTGTCGGTTTCGCTCGAGAGATTTGCTGAGCAAGTCGGCAAGCAAAACACCGGTGTCTGCGGCTGACGGCCCAGCGCCGACAATGGCGTTATACTGCCTGAGCTGCTCACGGATGGCAACGAGCTGTTGCTGCAACCTGCCAGCGCGAGCGGCAGCATCAAGAGCATCATTGCGCGCCTGGTCGATCCTCTGCTGCGCTTTACGTTCATTGATTGCTTTCTCCTGTTCGTCGTGCTGACGAGCTTTATCATCTTCGGTTTTACGGTCTGTCTTTGCCTGCGCATACCCGGCGTCATACTGTCGGCTGCCATGAACATTCCAGGCAACAACGCCGACGATCACCAGAGCAGCAAGCATCGCCACGATAAGCAACTGTTTCCAGTACGCTTTCATGAATGCTCTGATCATGATTCACTCACCGATAATGAGCCGGTCATTAAAGGTAACTTCCTGTTGTCCTTGGCAACATTAACAGGCCAGCGGTAACCGGTGACACGGGAGCGTGAAAATGCACGAATATTGATGGCATCTGACTGATTACCGCCCAGCACCATCAGGTCACCGTTCTGTTGCTGTCCGACAACAAACCCGACATGTCCGCCACCGTCACGATTGAATACCACTACACACCCATAAGCTGGTTCGCTAATTTCGACGCCCCAGTTGAGGTAAGATTTTGCAGACTCGAAACGGGTTGATTTGATTCCGACACGCTCGAGCATTGATCCGACGTATGCAGCACACCATGGCGTTTCATCATCTTTGATACCACCTCGTTTAATATCCTTCCAGAACTGGAGAATTAGAGGATTATGACGAGGGCCTTTGATTTCCAGTTGCCCTATATATTTTCTTCCTTCAGAAATCCATGCAAGTTCACTCATGTTGAGACCTCGATATTTTGAATATCTGCACGACGTTACCGCGCGTCTTCAGAACGGCGGCAAGCATGACAGCATTGATGATGACCTCTGATAAATCAGCGGACATTGGTGTGTGATACCAGATTGCATATGCAGCCCGGACGGGGATGCTGGCTGATGCCACGATAAGGAAGTAGGCTATCCACCCACCCCACCGGCGGTGTTGCGATCCATTACGCCTGAATGTACCGACGCGGATTGCTATAGCTGAACAGATAACCGCATTGGCAATCAGTAAAAGCAGCTCATGAGTTGTCATCGTCTTTTCTCCCCGGGATTAAATCGCGTGGATTGTCGGAACGGTGATAGAGCCAGATACCAATACGTACTGCGACGATTGCCGACACGAACGCGCCAGCAGAGAAGACGATCCCTTTCTCGAAAGAGTCCTGCGTGATAGTTGGGATCAGGCTGGCTACGCCGATAAGGATTGATGCAGTTGGTTTGTAGAATAGAAGCCCGCAGAGGAAGCTGAGCATCGACAGGAGAACCCGACGGCGTATTGGATACTCAACGGCTGAGGTAATAAATATTACCGCACCTGATAAAGCACCAAGCGCCACCTCTGGTGGAACTCCTGCGATCACTGCAGCCAGAGAACCCATACTAAGCCACTGATTTAAAGACTCACTGGTTAGCTGGGCTGACATGGTGACCACCGTTTACTGTGCATAAAGACCCCCATTAGTTGGTGATCACATCATACACAATAAACCATATATGGTTTAAATTTTCATTGTGACTATTTAGTAACTTCAAAAAATAATTAGTAAAAAATAGGCCGGTTTCCCGGCCTGTTAAGCTTATAATTTTATGTATTTTGCCCCTACGAGGAGAAACTCATAAACACCAGGAGTTGATATTGTTGATACCAAAGTTGCCCCGTTATACACTCCAATTGTCTGGCTACCAAAAACCACAGATGACAAATCAACCAGAACACTTCTTCTTTTCAATGACAGGAGTACTGCTGGGGTAGGCAATCCAAGTGTTTTACCTCCTGTTAATCCTCCGCCGAATGGTATGATATTCCTTGAATTATCAGGCCATACAGCAGCATTGTTTACATCAACAAAGATTAAAATTTTACCTGCGTCTCTGTATTCAGTTGTGCTGTCAAAAACATTTCCACCGGATGCTAGTTCATTATCAAACACACCAGCTTCTGCGTTTGTTCTGACTGGTTGACCAAAATATGTGTTATCAAATTTTGTTAAGTCATTAGAAGCAGTTCTCAGCGAGAGATTAATGCTTCCACCAAGCTCACTACCTGAACTAGGGGAGTTATCAGAAATAACTGATGATTTAAGCTCATTACACTCAATCCATCCATAGTTACTTGAATCTGAGTTTTCGTCGATTGTAACCATAGAATTACCAGTTAGTGTTAAACCTAGTATTGTGCCGTCCTTAACGTCAATTACGGCACCTCTTGTGATGGTTACATCATGTCGACCGAACACGCATCCAGTAATAGAGGAGCGACGTAATCGGGTACACTTGAGTAGTTTAGGAACCCATGTATCTATAACCCAGTCGATAGATGTCCAACCAAACTGAGATCCATTTAAAGTAACACCTTCTATTTCATTTGCCAGTATAGTAACAGCATCAAATGAAACATTACCGCTAGCAATATGCTGAAGGTTTGTGAATGCAAGATTGTAGGCTCTACGTGCTCTTATTCCACGACGGACGTTTGATAACTGAATGTTATTGAACATCCCATTGTTGATGCCTTGCCCAGATGATGGATTCACATCAGTATTAGCTATAAAGTATAAAGCGTTGTCTACGACAATATCAGACCATACGCCGATATTTCCCATCAATACTCCCGGACCTGCTCCAGAGCCAAGACCGTGAGCAAAGCCTCGATAGACAGCAAGCACCCATAAGTTATGAATAAATGGGTTTTCTGATACCCCCAGGGTGATTACTGCTGCCGTATCTGCGAAACTTCCTTCTGGATAGTTATTAGCATGACTCTGGAAAAAGTTAACAATCGTTGCGGAAGCGATTGTATTAGTTGGCCCAATAGGATGGACATTGGTTAGTGTTACGGTTCCATCTAAGTTGCGAGTTACGCCAGATGCGTAATAACCACCACTGTCAGTTTTAAATTCTAAAAAGCTTGTGTAAACAGTGCCATCACCAGCAGTAGTTCCCCAAGGCCATATCACTGGGGTGCGTCCGTCAGGCCATGGGTCAAAAGATAGCGTAACTGTATCAGATGTATAACTGACAATAGACTGCCCAGCATTACCAACCCACTGACGCATAGTGAAATGGTCAATCTCTACTTGAATAGCCTCGAATACAAGACCTCTAATACCTAGAGCTACTACTAGTTCTGACACTCTTCCTAAAGAACCAATTGCTGTTTCTCCATGAAAACGGAAAGACACAGCCCTCCCATCCAGATAGAACGGAATTTCGCAATCAGTAAAAAGGTTAATAGTAACGCCAGCGTTAATGCAAAATCTTGCATATCCAGTTCTTATTAAACTAATGATGGCTTTGCGAAGTAATGGTGAATCATCATGGATGCCCCATGAATCGCTATAGTTAAGAGCAGAACAAATTTCATGCCCATTAAGCAGGCCTACACAAGCCCATTTAGTTGTTTCTACATCAGGAGTTTCACCCGACAAGATCGTGTGCGGTAATGCGCCAGTCCATACATACCATAGCCCATCAGAAAAAAGGTAGGCATCATCTTTTCCCGATATGCTTAAACCGGAATAAAAATCTCCTTTTTTGACAAAAATTGATTGTTGGTAGTCGCTATAAACTGTGCCACCATATGAGCTACCAATTTTTTTATCACCGTTATTTGCCAGCTCAATTAAAACATCTGAAGCAGAACCAGATTCAGGTAAAACAGCAATCGGTTTACCTCCAGAATCAAAAGCAAGTATTTTATTTGATCTATCAGCATTTGATGGTATCTGGTCAACATAATCCTCAGGAACTCTTAAGGTTCTTTTAAATAGAGAATCTGCATAAGAAATGTTACCTTCAGCAACCCCGTCAACGTAATTTTTTGTAGCTGCATCCTGTGGTCGTGACGGGTCACGAAGATTTCGTATGTAGTTACCCAGGGCATCATAATAATTTGCAATAAAAGACGGCTTACGTAAAGAAAGGCGCAGCCAACTAATTGCCTGCTGTATCAGCATGGTTAACTTATCAAAAGCATCCTCATGCACTTCTGCGAAAAACTTACCCTGATTTCTGAGATCGGTCTCCTGGGTAACCGGTAACTCTCTGGATATCGAAATCTGATAACCATTGGCAAGAGGCGACGATAAAACAACATTCCCGCCAGTATATCCGCCAGCACCTGTCACCGTGTAATCTGTGTCCAGTGTTAATTCAGTGATGTTTTCGCTCAGGTCAACAACCTGCACCACCAGATCATGATTATGAAAAATTCGGAAGGTATATGGGAATGATGTCGTGACCCCGTTACCCGTGTAGTCATTGTGGTCAACTTCGGTTGAGACCGTCATGTTTAAACTCCAGAAAGTCGCAGCACCCGGCGCACCGCACTACTGGTTATTCTATTACCCAACGAACCATATATGAATCGCACGAGATGTAATCAACAAAGTTATTACCTCACAGGTAATTAAAAATCATACTGGTGAAACAGTGGTTCATCTGATATATGTATATATATACAGTGTTTGTATGGAGAATGGTTAATGCAACAGCGGTATCACCACCCACTGGAAGATGGATTTTATGAAAGAGTACACACGCCGGGAGGCGTTATATCCCTGGTGGAGAACTCGCACCTTATGACTTTATTGCGGGAACTTGATAAAGACGGATTCAACGTCGACGGGCCGCTGGCCGAACTTACTGCACTGGTGAACTATGTCACCAGCTCGCAGTTGTCCATGAAGGATGTGCAAACGCATCTCGACTACTGCGTTGAACAGCTACGCAGACAAACCACATAAGGTTGAAATAACCTACATAATGCGTTTATTATTACCTTTACGGTAAATTTACAACGCAAAATACTTGTGCCATAGTGATCAGGCACTGGCAAAATCCAGTGCCGGGATTGGAACCCCGGATACTAAAAGGCGCATTCACCGCGCAAGCGGTTTTTTTATGCGTTAAGCACGGCCACATTCGCATTATGGTGGGCTGTGTGGGGGCACCGAAAGGTGCGCCGGGTCCTTTTAGCCGGTAGTTCCAACCCTGCACAGTTCACCACCTCCGAGATTGGAACCTCCGGTGGTGATTAACCAGACTAAAAGGTGATCACTATGACAACTCAAAAAAATACTTCAGTTTTTTCTTTCGAATCGCAAGCCGATATTCGTGCAATCATCATCGACGGCGAGCCATGGTTTATTGCGTTAGATGTATGTAATGCTCTTGGTATATCAAACAACCGTGATGCTCTGCTTAAATTGGATGACGACGAAAAGAATACCGTCGCTTTAACCGACGGAAAACGAGGGAACCCTAATACCCTCATCATCTCTGAATCCGGCCTCTACACTCTGATCCTGCGCTGCCGCGATGCGGTAACTCCTGGTACTATCCCCTATCGTTTCCGCAAATGGGTAACTGGCGACGTTCTTCCGCAAATCCGCCGCACTGGTCGATACGTTCGTGAAGAATTATCACCGGCAGACAAAGCGCAAAAGGTTGTAGCCAGCTTCATGCCCGCCATTCTGGAAGCGATGAAGACGGAAGAGAAACAGGAATACAGCGCCCCACTCAAGCCAAACTACCGTGAACACATCCATTCACCTGAAGGTGTTCTTGGTTTGAGAGAGCACTCTTTGATGATGAACCTGCTGCGCCAACTGGATTCCGACGGGCATGATGTTGAAGGTGCTGTAGCAGAGTTCGCGGCCATGATGAGCTATATTGTCGGCGCCAGTAAATGCCTGCGCGATATCCAGACTCATACGCAGTACATCAACAGCATGGCTGGTAAGTTCTGATGACGGTAGCGCATGGACGCGCTACAATTCTTCGCCATAATTTATTGGCCTACACATGGAAATAAGAAATGAAAAAAGCATTAGCAGTGCTGTTTGTTCTGTTTTCTCTGGGTTCTGCTACACAAGCTTTTGCTGGAAACTGCCAGCATGACAGCGATACGGCTTCGGATGGATCACGCTGCGGTGGTCGTTCTGCCGATTCTCGTCCTGGCGGGCGTTAAAAAATTAAGGCCGCTTCGGCGGCCTTTGTGACATGTCACGCTCTTTTCCTGAAGGATAGCCATTCGAAGAACGAAGACATCCCCCCGCACGCAATAGCAAAAACCAGGCCGCCAAAGAAAAGAAGCCCTGCCTGCCACCATTCCCAACGCCATACGTCGACAGCGCCAACCATTCCAACAATGGAACCGACCAAAGGGATATAACTAACGATGAAAGCAATGGGTGCGGCCACTATCCAGTGCAGTCCCCACCACGATTCAAGACCAGCCATGATCGCAGCCAACTGAAAAAGACCAACAACTATGTAAACAATGAAACCAATAGCTTGCATGTGGTCACCTATTTATTTTTAATCTTCTCATCCATGGCAAATTTTGTGGCTAATCTCTCACCATCAGATTTTAGCCTTTCTGTAAATTGCCGCTTACCATCTTGCGAAGAGTTTAAATAATATATATTCGACTCGGCGATCATTGGTATATATGACTCGCATGACACAACCGAAGCTTTTGATATGGAATCAACACTTTCTCCTGTCTTGGCATACTTTACAGCCTGCCCTTTTATGCATCCAAAGTATTCCATTGTATGCTTTTTAGAATCCTCCAATGTTTCTCCATTTTTAGGCTGAATCATTAAAGGTGATGTAGTATCAGCAGAAGCTTTTCCAACAAAAAAAATAAGAAGAGTCATTAATATAATTCTGTTCATATTACTTCCCTAGCATGAACTGCGATGGTGGGATCAGAAAGTCGTTACCCTGCTCCCGTTCAACACGGCGCTGATAGCGCTCCAGTGATCCAGGGTCAAGAGCATCCTGTATACGGTTCAATATTAAACCATTCATTGCTGTGCGCAGCCAGAACACGTTAAGGAAAGGCGTATTGTCCAGCGCGGTGCGATACCAGTCACCCAGGTCTGCATCGCCGCGCGTTGTCTGCTGGAACAGCGTGATAATGCTATCAGCGTTCGACGCGGCTGGCCCCATCAATGATGTCACTGGACCAGCACCCATGCGATTGACTTCGCCAAACATGAAGTCGCCCAAGATGCCTAGGCCGCCGCCCTGAGATGCGGCTGCGAGGAATGTCTTGGCATCTGCCGGACGCGGCGTCTGCCCCTTAAGCAATAGTTTCGACTGCATAGAGATATAGCCAAACATGGTTGCCCAGACGAACAGGTTTGCCGCCCCCAAGAATGCACCTTTTCCGTTACGCAGCAGCGCATTCGTCAGCGATCCTGTTTTTGATTCACCCAGGCCAGCGGGAGTATAACCGCGCCCGAATACCTCACGTCCAAGCACGTTCTGCATGAAACTCGCAGTGAACGATTTGTACTGACCAGCGAAACGTATTGCCTCCCCAGCTACTGTTCCTGGTACAGTGCCCATCTTCATAAACGCCTGCGTACGATCTCCCGGCTCTGACATAGCGATGTTTAGTCGGTCAAGAATATACCCACGAAGTTGGCTTTCCAGCGTGTCTCTCGCATCGGCAATAGATCGCTCGGTGACCTTCATGCCTTTTCCTTCAACATATGAGGCTATCACCTCATCCGGAACGCCACGAATTCCGCTGGTCGTCATGAATTTGCGGCCTTCGCTGTCTGCCATGTCCATGCTGCGGTAGATATTCCATTCAGCGTCACCTATGCCGTGCAGGTCCAGAACGCGGCGCAGGTCCTCCGGCAGTGCAGAAAATTGCTGATCGGCGTTCTTCGCCAGCCAGTTTGTTATCATCATGGCGTTGCTGTTACGCCCGGATTCTGTCCAGAAGTTCATAAGGTTGTATTTGAAGAATAGCTGCTGCGCACGCCCCATCTTGCCGCTCATGCTGTCGTCGCCAGACATGCGACGGATGATTTCCTGCGTCATCGTGTCGGAGTAAACGCCGATAGATGAAAGGATCTCCTTCTGCTCATCACTGGTGTAGCGGGAAAAGCGCCCCTTCATCGCGCCGGTCAGCGCCTGCATGAAGTTCTGGCCCTGATACCGCATTTCTGTCGCCGAGATTGGCACGTCGTTAAAAGATGAAATGACCGCTCCTCCAAGCTGACTCATACGCAGCCAGCCGCGCACGTTGGCTGAGGCATTAGCCCAGCCAACACTGCCGGGGATATTCAGCGATCCATCAACCTGTGGCATAACCGTGCGATTCAGGCGGCGCACCTTGGTCATGAAATCAGCCAGCGCCGAAGGGTTGCTCTGCTTGCTCACGTCTTTTGCGATGGTGTCTGTCAGGTACTTGAACATGTTCTGCGGGTTGGTACCAAGCACGCGCATCATGCCCGTAGTGCGCGCCGCGCTGTTCAGTCCGCCGAATACTGCCTCACGCAGGCTGCCAGTTCCGAATTGCTCGTTGTATTCGTGCCAGTTAACACCGTCTTTGAAGTGCAACACCCGCTCCTGGCTGGCTCGTTTGGCCGCATTCGCCGATCCCTTAAAGCCATTCATCCAGTCTGGTTTTTCAGAGGTAAGGTGCACACCGGAGGCAAGGCCGTCGTAGACACCACGCAGGAACCCTTCTCGGTCTGTGATCCCGTCAAAGGTGGCATCATCCAGCCGCGGCAGAATGGTATTGCGCCAGGATTCATACCCGGCGGCACGGATTTTCAGTATGTCATGCGACTGCCGGACGATGTAGCCAGGCATCTTACCAATCCAGGCACCAGCACGGTTTTCATCCACGCGCGCAGTTTCCTGCCACTTCATGATGATCTTAGCGGCACTGACTGATTGCGGCGTCATACCGTCCGTTTTCTGTCCGCGGCCAATGCGCCACATGGCGTCGGCTATCTCGCGGTCATTGCTGCCACTGGCAATAAATTTAACCAGTCCTGCCTGGTCGAAATCATAGTTGATACCAGCATGATACTTACCGCGCAGTTGGGCAACCTCAGAGGATACCGAGCGGCGGGAACCAGTGCGCGCGTCATTACGTCCGACAAGAATAGCCTCCAGACCGATGTCAGGACGGTCTTTCCAAGTCCGGCGAAGCTCGCCAAGGCGCTGAGCTGCAATACGGGTATTAATGGCCTTATTCCGTGCCTCAATGACTTTAGCCAGTTGCTCGCGATTACCAAGCTCCTGCGCGGCGCGCATCGCTGCTTCTTCCAGCGTCAGTGCTTCATTACCAGCCAGTATCCGGTTTGTGGTGTCGTTCATGTCACGCACCAAAGATTCCATTTCGTCATCAGACAGCTTGCGCCCGGCAGCTGCATTGACGGTCATTTCGCATTGCGTAAGAAATTCGTTAGCCATTACAGCCCCCGGTTAATCAGACAGGCGGCGAAAGCGCGGTACGCTTTTCCGATAGAGTCGTCACTGGCCTCTGCACGGATCGCTGCAATATTCTCCCGCATCGACGCAGCCAGGTCAGGATTGTCAGTGGCAATGTCGTTCAGCAGCGCATCACTGATATTAAATTCATTTTCCAGATCAGCGGTAGCCGCTGTTATTTCATGGTCAACATTCTGCGTATCCTGCCACACACGATCCGCACTTTCACTGACGGCGCGGGAACCTTCATCAGCCTGCCGCACCGGATTTTGTATGCGCTGGATAGCACGCTCGCGTAGAGCTGGTTTGTGCAGATCATAGAATGGCTCAATATCAGGCGAGCGCCCTTCCATCATGTGCGCCAGTGAGCCTCGATACGCCTGCTGGTTAACGCTCCAGTCAGCCTCACGAACCGCTGCCGACGCAGTGCGCACTGCGCCAGCCACAGGCGACATCTGCATGCTTTCGCGAATCTGTTGCGCACGCTGGGCTATCAACGGCGCCAAGTCGTCAGGTATCTCTTTGCGGGACAGTTGCGCCTCTCTGCCTTTTGCCTGCTCTGCTGCAGCATTACGTTCAATCTGTTGCGTAATTTCCTGGTTACGCGCGGTGATGGCGTCTTTCTCAACCTCAATATCTCGCTGCGCCCTGGCTCGTGCTGCTTTGAATTTCATGCGTTGCGCCTGGTAATCGGTCGTGCGCTGGGCCAGAGTTGCGTCAAGTGCCTCACTTTGCCTGTTGTTGGTCACCAACTCAGTTCGCAGATCCGCAACGTTGTCAATGCTCCCTGTCTGTAGCTCCTGCTGCCTTACCATATATTCCGGCACAACATCATCATAGGCGCGGCTGTAGGCATACGCTTCCGCATCCCGCGCGATTGCCGCTGACAGATCGGCGTTGGTGCCGGACTCAGGAATATTTACGCCTGCCGGTATATTGTCAGGCGTAAACACCGGTGTTGGCTGCGCATCAGCGACAGGCTGAACGTCTTGCGAGGCAGCAGGATTTTCAACAGTACCAGCCCTGCGGGAGCGTACCACATCCGATATCAGCCCGCCGCCAGCGTGCATCAACCCGCCAGCGATGGTGTTAAAGAAGGTGCTCTCCAGCGCGTTGCCATATGTGAAGTCATCTCCTTCTGCCGCTGCTGCCTGTGCCGTCAGAGGTACGGTGGCAATGGCCTGAGCAGCGCCAAGCCGAGTACCAGTGGAAAGACGCTCACCGAAGCGCCCAAGCATAGTTGCCGCCTTTGCTTCTCCACCGAACGGGACCAGCGCCAAAGCCACGTTACCGGGATCAGCCATTGATCCTGCAAGGTTTGCGGCAAAGTTAAGCGGAGTGGCAACCCATCCAGACGGGGCAGACATGGCGATCTGCTGCTTCGCCAGAGTTTCTCTGCGCTCGCTGATCACATGGTCGAGGAATGTTTGTGTAACACCGCCGTCAGGCACATTGATACTTTTAACGCCGTACTCTTTAAGGCGTGTTTCCGCGTCAGATTTACTGACGATGGTCGAATTTGGGTCATTTGCCAGTTGGTCGGCTTGAGAAAACCGATAACCTGACACAACAGGCCCCTCTTTGAATCCCTCTTTCAGGGAGGAAAGCAGCGATTCACCAAGCCCTGATGGGGCATTCGACAGCGGCTGGTTTATTCCCTGCCCTGGGTCATCTGTATAAATCGGCATATTATCGTCCCGTCTGCTGGCCGTTCTGGATAATGTTGATCAGATTTTCACGCTGACTTTCTACCGTGTAATTCTTCGACTGGCCCGGAGTGTACTTAACCGGCGTCTGCACTAATTTGGTCAGGCTGTTCCAAGTTGTACGGTTGCCAGCGCCAAGTTTCGCGAGGTCAGCAAACGAAACTGTAATCGGCTGCCCCTGCGCATTGTTGATCAACAGACCATTCATCATCAGCGTAAGCCCTGTTTCGTCGCTGTTGGTTACCCACTGTGCGTTATCACGAATGCGGGAAATACTTTGCTCTCGGTTAACCTCATCCGGCAGACGGGCGTCACCGATTAGCGGCATGATCTGATCTGCTGACAGATTCTTCAGGTACACGTTAGCGCCGTCATTAACGTCACGAATATCATGCCCGGCGTTGTTAGGCATACGCCAGGTGCCATTGGTCTGATACTGCTCACCGAGAACGTCCTGATATGCCTGTTTTGCTGCATCGCCAGGCGACATGCCGCGCTGCATATAGGTGTAGGTCAGGCGTTTACCCTGATCGTTGAAGTTGTTCCACACGGCAGACCCGCCAGGCTGTACAACCATCGTCCCGGCAAAATCTTTTGCCTGGTCATTCCAAGATGAATCAGCGCTGTCGGCGTCTGTCTTCTCAAAGCTGCCGCGCAGGTCAGAAGTTTTAACACTGCGGTTTTGCCAGAGCGCGTTGGCGGCCCGAGGATTATTGGTCGCCATGATGACTTGAAGCGCTGGATATGCGCTTTTCTGCACCTGCTGCATAACCTGATCGGAGTATTTTCCGAACGACTGCGCCACCGACTGAATGGCGGTTACGCTTGATTCTTTATTGTTATCGATCTGAGAAATGAGGTTGTTAACCATGGCGTCAGGAAGTACCTTCTTACTATTGATACCAAGGCGGTCTTTCTCTGCTTGCAGACGGGAAACCAGATATTCACCTGATGCCTGGTTGTTCTGATATTGCTCAAAGGCGTTTTTCACCACCGGCGAGTTGGCTTGTAGCCACGTACCCGGGTCGGACTCGCGCGCTTTAATTACCTGATTCAGTTTGGCCTGCGCAGTTGCGTACAAGCTCTGCTTAAATTTAAAGTCAGGGTCATCTTCCTGCGGCACCATAGACTGCACCGCAGCGATACCCTGCTGCGCAGACCCCTGAACAATGGATTGATATACCGGTTGCAGCGTCATCGCCTGCTGATATTGCTGGAATGACTCGCGCATCTGAATGCGCTCCGCCGGGCTTGCCTGCAACGGCATGACCGCCAGCCACTCACGTTCCGAGATCGGGTTAACTTTCTGTCCTGACTCTAATTTAGCAAGGTCATCCTGCATGCGGCTTTGCAATGACACGCGACCAGCTGCGGCTTGCATATCGTACATGCCTGCCACTTTGCTCATCATCGCTGATTTGTTCTGCGGACTCATCGCATCCCAGAAAGGCTGATTGATGAGGTTTTCCATCGTAGCAGTTCCTGGTATCGCCGGAGCGCTGCCGGTTACTTTCGCGACATAGTTGCGAGTTTCATCATAAGGGATTGCCGCAGCGAATTGCTCATTGCTCACCGCACCAGTACGCGGGTCGCCAAACTGCTTTATCCATCCATCAACCGCACCTGGCCCAGCGTTATACGCCGCCACCGCCAGTACAGGATTATTGTCATACTTCTTCATCTGCGCGCCGAAGTAGGCTTGACCAAGCTTCGCATTGTAGCGCGTATCGTTCAGCCACTTATCACGATCCCACGGTACGCCAGCCAGTCGTGCTGCTTCCGGCCCCGTATCCTCCATCACCTGCGCCACCCCTACTGCACCTTTCGGAGATACCAGTGGTAAACCGTCTTTGCCATACTGATTACCTCCGGATTCCTGCCAGATCATCGCGGAAAAAAGCTGCGATTCGCTCGGAGTGTCGGTAACTTCGATCTTACCTTCCGGCCCCATGATTTGCTGATAGGTTGGTGTATACCATGCTTCGCTGGCGCGGTTGGCGGCCTGCTCACGCCACTGCACGAAATTAGACTCTATTTCCTCATCGCTCTGTCCGTGGGCTTTCCCATAAGCGATAATAGAATTACGAGCATTCATCAATGCAGGAACAAACAGACCAGGAGAAATCGCCTGCTGTGCCAGCGAACGTAACGTTCCCTCCTGCATACCTGCTTCGTACTGACGCACCTGCCCAACTTCATGGCGAACAGCGGTCGTCTTGAACTGGATTCTCTGCTGCTGTGCCTGCTGAAGAAACGCATTTCGCGCCTGCTCATCCGGCAGGCTTGCTGCAATGCTCTGCGCCTGAGAATCAAACTGCTGCACGTACTCCTGCCACTTGCCGATCGCGTTCTTCCCTTGCAGATTCATGAATCCTGAATCAGGGTTATTTAGCAGATCGTTGCCAACCGCATTCAGTTGAAGAGTTGCCTCTTGGGTAAGTGCCACATTTGCCCGTTGCTTGGCCTCTCCAAATACGTTGATGGCTTTGCTGCCAGCGTCGACGATAGCATCACCAATGTTTGGCTGATCTAATGCCTGAAAACCAGGAGACTGAAACCCCCTGCTTTCGACCTGACGACCGGTGACTGTTGGTACTGTTGGCATTTCTATGTCTCCTTATCGACCGGTTGGTGTACCGATAGCGACACTAATTGGTGCTGGGGTGCTTTGTGTGAACGGGTTCCATTCACCACCACCAATCCTATAAGCACCATACGCATTAAGCGGAGCAGTCAGCAGTGTGGTAAATGCGCCCATATTCCCCTGCTTACGCGAAGCACTGGCCTGGGCTTTGTAGTTTTCTGCCTGAACCTGATAGCCATACGCTTCACGCTGAGCGTTATTGACCGTTGTCAGCGCATCCAGTGCACCAAACTGAGCCGTATCACCAAAGATATCCAGCGATCCACCAGTGGATAGATCTGCACCTGTAGCGCCCATGGTTGCCGCCTGGGTGCCAGCGGCCTGACGATTACGGCGACGAACCTCATCAGCCTGAGCGTTGCCACGGTTGATAGAATCCTGTGCCTGTGCCGTCGCCACCTCTGCATTTTGCTCGGCAACAGCAGACGAATACTTACCTTGCTGGTACTGGTTGTATGCTGAAACGCCACTTAAAGCGACACTGGCGCCAGCGAGAGCGATAGCCGGGCTGCACATTATTTTCTCTCCATGTGGAAACGGTGAAACGGTAGGTTTTTAATGCCGTATGGCTGAGCTTCGTCGATGGTGAATCCCAGCCAGTGAAGCCAAATGCGCGCAGTGTGGTTACGTGCATCAACATAATTTTCAAGATACGGGTAAACAGTAAGCATTGCATTGACCACTTTCCCACAGCGGCGAAGGAAGGTGCTCTGGTATTTCTCCAGCGCGTCAGTGCCCACCAGCCACGGAATACCGCTGCCGCCGATCATCGATGCTGGTGCTACGCCAAAGACAGTCACCACTTCACCGTTAATCAATCCGGCACAGCAAAATGTTGACGTGCGCAGACCAGTTTCCAGCACGCGGCGCGGACTCCATCCATTAGTTGCCATAAACTCATCGATATCAGCCTGGCGGACACGTGGAAGCATGGCTTCGATGTGTTCTGCGGTAGTTGGTACGATCTGAGCGTTAATCATCAGAAGCCTCCGACGGTAAGTCGAGGAAGAACAGCAAGCACTGACAGCGGCAAAGGATCAAGTTGGCGAACCTTAACGCGTCCGTTTTTATCCCAGTTGCTGTCGAGTTTTACTTCAACCTTGCCGGTAGCGTCATCAACAGGATCGTCGTAGAACTCAAATTCACGCTGCTGGTATTCGTACCATGTCCCACCAGGAGTAGTGGCCCAGATGCCACGGCTGGCATTAACCACCATCGTGACAGTAGGAATGACCTGCTTTTTATCCAGCAGCGTTTCCTGGCCGTTGATATTGATATCCAGTGTTTCGAATTCAGCAGTGATAGGAAGACCGATGTGCACAACTGCGCCTGGTGATTCCAGCGTGACAGAGCCACCAGTTACTGTTTTCTGTGGTTCAACGCTGGCATCTGACAGGATGTTTACCGTTTGCCCTTCGAGGTGAGAAAGGCCGCCGAACGTCTGTCGGGCCATCTGCCAGTTAGTTGTTGGCACATTGCGAAGTATCTCCGGAACGTTGCGATTGAATCGGACGGTAACTGCGGTATTGCTTGTTACCGAGATGATATCGCCGCGCAGCTCTTTAGCCACCGGTTCGTTGGTGTCTGGATCCGTTCCGGTATATGGGAACTGAATCTGAGAACCAACATCAGTATTAACGAAATACGCTCCACCACTCACCGTAACCGGATAATCAACCTGATAGCTCCAGTCACCCGTGCCACCGCTGATGGTCATTGTGCGTGATGATGTGTTGCGTCCGTCGTAGCTCAGGCCGCAGTCGACAAAGAACGCATCTTCATCGTTGGTGAACAGGCGACTGGAAAGGCGCTCGATGTAACGCACAGTCTGCCCATTAATAGTACGGTTAACCACGAAGTAAACAGCATCCTCGCTGCCTTCACTGATGGAGCAGGTGCTTTCGTACTTACCGGCACTGGATTGCGGTGCCCAGGCAAAAACCTGCTGATCACGCAGATAGGTCAACACCAGCAACTTGCCGTCATCACGAATGCAGAACGCGCTGCTGTACGGCACGATGCAGAATGACCAGTCAACAATACTGTGCTTCTGGAAAAGGTGGTTTGCCAGTATGGTCAGGTCGGTGCCCTGGTATCCGTCAACATCAAATGAATACGCCAGATCACGGACCACGCTTCCTTTCTCCTGGATGAACAACGCAATGTTAGCCACGGCAATAGGTGGCACGTTACTGGACCCGTTATTACCCTGTGAGCTGAAAGAAAACGCCGACGGCGTGAGAACCTTATTCTGGTCCCCGGATATCGTATATTCCCCTCCGGAAGTCAGCGCGACCAGGTTGCCAACGTCAATAAGATGGCGGATTTCATTCACCTGCCTACCGGCGTAGGTGTAAATAATCCGATCATCATCCTGAATAGGGTTGTTCTTTCCGAAGTCCTTATAATCGCCGGTGCGGCTTGCCCAGATGGTTTGCGGGTACGCGGTAGACGCGGCAAAATACAGCCTCTGCTGGTAGTAAACAACGGTGCTCGGGTAGCCGTTAACGCTGTTCCATGCGTATTTCGCCCACTTATAGCTGGCGTTAGTGGACCCAACCGCCTGAGAAGGAATGAATGAAACCACATCGGCAGTTGCTGTCAGTCCATCACCAGCCACCGCTGTGATTCTGGCAATGCCAAAACCGCTGTGCAGGTACTCCCACTGGATCCCGGTATCATCTGAACCGGTACCGCCCCAGCCATCCCACGACATTCCCTCGGTATGCGAAGGGCGAAGTGTTCCGGTCTTGCCAGCAGTATTGGCGCGGTAGTAGTTGCTGTCTGCACGACGAACATCATTGATTGCCGTGGTCTTGCTGGTTTCCCATACCGGTACGGAATCAATAGCAGGCTGCTCGAGATAGAACAGTTTTCCGACCTGCTCAGCACCGAAGATGGCAGAGCTGGCCGTCAGCGTAATGGTGCCGGTGCTGGCGCTGGCGTATACCTTTACTGTCTCGTCAACGTTGATATCTTCGAACGGTCCGTTTTTGGTGGTGACGTCGACAATCTGCCAGTTGTCGTGCGCGTAACGACGCAGCTCTTTCGGCGGGTAAGCAGGATGCACCAGCGTCAGAACGTCGGCGCTCTGCGTGAATTTAATGCGGAAAAGGTCGGTATCAGCATACGGCATCGCCAGCTCATAAATCACATTACTGGTCGTCAGAACATAAGCTCCGTCTTTAATGACGCGCATATAGTTATGACCGAACTCAAGCGCGTAGGTCTGGACGGTCGAGAACTGAAACGGGATTAACCGGCACTTGCGATCAGGATATTTAGCTGGGCCAACAAAGCGCGTACCTGGTCTGTTCTCGACACCGCCATACTGACGAACAATGAAGTTATCGCACTTGCGAAGCGCCACCTGATACTTTGACATATCAATGCGGCCATACAGTGACGGACCAATTTCACCACCGGCAAAGCTCGGTTGAATCCAGCTAAAAGCCATTATGACAACCTCGCTGCTGTGAACTCATCTACCGGTGGTTGTGGCTCCTGTGATTCGTTCTGGCTATGTGAGCCAGCACTCAGGATCACGCGGTTGTACATCGTCAGTGCGTTGTTACCGAGATCTGCGCTACCGGTCAGCGCCATATTGATAGCAGCAGCCAGACGCCAGGAAAGCGCCTCCATAAAAATGGCGTCATACATATTGACGTCAGTAACCCGCGCCACGTACTTCAACCACGCTTTCGGCTGATCGGTGTAAATGAGCTTACCTGTCAGGTCCTCATTGGAACCGACAACATACTCAATGCGCTGCTCAGCAGTAGGATTGCGTATGCCTGTCGGCATGATCTCGGTTATGCGAACACAATCAGATGGGTACTGGTAGGCGTATTGCCAGTCAGGAGGTGGATTATTGGTATCAGCTAGCGCAACGCGCTTGGTAGCAAAGTTCCAGTCGAAATCAGCCAGAGCAGCATCGCGGCAAGCATCATAATGCAGGGAGCACTGTCCGGCCTCTTTACTGGCTTCATTCAGACTGTTTATGCTGCGGCTGTTGCCGATATTGCTCAGCGCGCGGTTGCAGATCTCGATAACGGAGGCCATTAATCATCCTCCCCACCGTAAAGAGTTTGCGCTGCTGTCTTCGGTTGCTCCCCGGATACGGGGCTGAGTGCCATATCAGTGATCTGCAGACTGGCGTTATGCTGCATTCCATCTTCCGTTTCGCGGGTAGACGTTGAGCGAATAGTTGCCTTTGCGGTGATCATTACTTCAGTGCCAGCGGATTGAGGCGTTGCCTTGAGCTTGGCGAGCGTCTCGTTGTTCAACTCAATGCAAAGGCCCCACGGATAATCATCACGAGTCTGGGTTTTACCATCCTCATCCTGATATGTGTCGGTGCCGGTTTTGAGGTTTACCAGATCCATAACGGACTCCTGCAAGAAGGGGGCCGAAGCCCCCTGTTTGATTAGCGAGGCTTAGACGCCCAGTTCTTTACGCTTATCTGCGATCTTCTCGCGGAGCGTTTCGGCTTTGGCGTTGTGATGCGGTTTCTCGTTGAAGAGGAACTCATACTCTTCGCGGAGTTTATCCAGACCATCATCAGCGCTATCCGCATCGTTCAGCGGCTCATGCTCAGCAACGACAACCGTTGGTTCGCCTTTGTGCTTTGCTTTAGCCTTTGCTGCACGTGCAGCATCGTTCAGCGGCTCCAGCGCCGTGCCCGGCTCACCGTCATACTCAACTTCAGAGCCTTCAGGCCATAGGTTGTTATGAATGTGTGATAAACGCAGGACTCGGTATCTTGCTTTTTCACCTGACATCGATATCCCCTTAGCCAGTCACTTTTGAACGAATCGGGTAGTACGGGCTGTTGTTATCAACATCCAGGTTAATTCCCGAGGTGAACGCGCCAGCCGTCAGTGGGCCAGTACCTACCGTGTAGTTCACGCGCAGATAACGCTGAACACCAGCAGGAACCTTCGCAGAGAACAGGCGCTTGCCAGCAGTCAACGCAGCAAGTGCCAAAGCACCGCTATCGTAGATAGTGGTCCAGGTGGAGTTGTCCTGGCTGGTCTGTAGTTGAACGTTAAGAGTCGCAGCACCGGCAGCGGTCGCAGTGGTGTCAACGGTTGCCCAGAACTCCAGCGGATAACCCACACCGATATCGCGGCGGGTGCCGTCGATAGGTCCAAGGTCAATCACATCCGTAGAAGCAGCAGAAGCTGTAACCGCCTGCTTCTCGGAGAACATCAACAGTTTGTCGAGGATCATTTTCTTTCTCCATTCATGGGCCGGTTAAGGCCCATTAGTTAATGACAGGCGTTAAACAACGCGCGCTTCTGTTTCCAGAATTGCGTCAGTTTCACGGATTGGGATGCCACGGAAAGTGGTCCACCATTCGCCCTCAGTCTCTTTGACGGACAGAGCCAGAGAAGCTTTATCCAGAGATTGCAGGTCGAGTGCCTGGGCAACAGTGCGGTTCATGTAGAAAGCCGCGCGACCCATCTTCAGGTTAGGAACGCGGTGCAGCGCTTTAACCATCATCGTGACGATGTTTGCAGCAGAAGCTGGAACAGACAGATCGCTCACATCGATGTTGGCGATGCGAACAACGTAGCGCCAGTCACGCAGGGCCAGTCCGTTATCCCACTTGTAGTGGGTACGGTATCCCTGGTATTTACCACCAGCAGCATCGATAAGCGTCTGTTCGCCCAGATTCTGAGTCTGTAATCCTGCTTTCTGACCTTTCGGGAAAATACCGTGAACCGTGTTTTCTCCCCACACAACCAGCCAGATAGAAGTGTTGTCGGTACCGGTACCGCCAGCATCAATAATGTTCTGCCCATTACCGGCAGATTTGCTGGAATAACGAGAAGCAAGCCCCATGAACTGCTGAGGGTTAACACTTGTATCGCCATAGAACAGAGTCTGAGCCATCTGCTGGTTCATGCCTTCGATGAACGCACGGTCTTCAGACAGACGGAATTCAGCGGTGTTGCCGTTCAGATCTGCCAGTGACTTGTCAACTTCGGCATAAGTTTCCAGCATCCCGCAGGTGTCGGTTACCTGTACTGTAGTTGATTTGCTTGGCTGCACGCCGTAGTTAAGCAAACGCCAGGTAGCAGATGGCAAACCAGAGCGCACGGTAGTACGGTGGCCGGTTGGCAGGTTACCCTCAACGAACATCATGTCCGTCAGGATTTCGTTGGTCTGGGAAAGGAGTTCGACGATCTTATCGACCTTCCCGTTTGGATCAGTACGCTTAGCCCAGTCAGCCAGCGTCAGCGCATTTACGCCTTTAACAGCCATGGTTATATCCTCTCTTATTAGCCATAAAGCACTTCGGCCGCACTACGCTGGCCTTGATTACTGCCATCGACCATGCCGTCTTCCGACATGGCTTTACCGATTTTCACGAACGCCTTGACCAGTTCAGGGTGATTACCCAGGCCAGTGCCTTCCAGATATTCTTTCAGTTCAGGCGTACCGAACTGAGCAAGAGCACGCTGTGCAGCGCTCAGGTTACCGGTGAGCTTGTCGCCGCCGATCTCTTTGTCTGCCTTCACGTCAGCAGCCCACTGCTCGGTGGTCTTCTGCCAGGCTTCTGCCTGCTGCTGCTGGACCATTGGCATGATCTTGGTGCCGTACAGGTCGACCATCTTCTGCGCCTGATCATTGGTCAGGTTCAGTTCACGGGCGATAGGCTCGAACTGCTCAAGAGCAGCAGCATCAAGCTCCTGTCCTTCGGCTGGTTTGAACTCATATTTCTCCGGCGCGCCTTCCTGCTTCTGCTCTTTTTCTTCGCCAGGCTTTTTCTCTTCTGGCTTATCACCATCAGCAGGTTTTTCTTCCTGAGGTTTGTCACCTTCAGCGCCTGGCTGTGACTTATCGCCTTCCGATTTAGCCGGATCGCCAGCTGGTGCCGGATTATCCCCAGTTGATGCAGCAGGTTCAGATGCAGCAGGAGCTGCGCCACCATCAGCAGGTTGTTCGTTGCAAAGGCGACGATGCAGAAGACGTTCAAACAAATTCATTGGTTATCTCCTTAAACCGGGATCGTTTTGGCTTTCAGTTGCGCCAGAACTGATGCCAGCGTGGTGCGCACTGCTGTGGTGTCATCCAGCAGTGCGTTATATTTCGTAACCAGGTCGTTATGGTCGGTGAGCAGACCAGCAACATCTGATGCCGATGAGGCTGTATCCTTGGTGGCCGTCATTGCAGCCGGGGCCGCGATTGTCGCGCCCAGTTTTACGCCACCGTAATCAGTCGCGGTTGGAGCGCCAATTACTGCCGGAGCAGGATCCGGAACCTCAACTACCTGGCTGGAACCATCGAGGCGCACGACGCGCTGCGTTTGTACCTGTGTCATAAATTGTCCTCTCCGGCCTCTGCGGCCATCTTCAGATACTGATCGGGGCAGTGCGCCATGACGCGCTGAAAAAGAACCAGAGCCAGGTTGCGCTGCCCTTCGTTGAATGCTGTGATGTGTGGATCTACGTTGAAGCAAGCACCGAACACCTGACCTTTCTCAAGCAGTGACCAGATCACGCGGCGGCCCTGCTCGCTACCCATGACAAACTGAATGTCGTCAATGTCGCGCTGCGCCAGAAGTTGCTGTTTAGCGTCAAGCTCTGCTTTGCGGGCTTCGTCATCGATATCCGTCATTGCTGCGGTGCTCCTGCTGCATTAGCGATAGCGGTTAATGCGCTCGGGTCAGTGGTTTGCGTCTCGCTGAGAGTCTTGGCTCCCTGCGCTACGGCCTGCCCCATTGCCATTGCCTGTGCGGCTTGTGCCTGTTTGGCGCGCTCTTCACGAATGCCCTGAACCTGCTCCTGCGGAATGATGACGGTTGGCGATACGCCGGACATTTCGGAGAACGCGTCGATAGCCTGATCAACGTCGAGCTTGTCGAGCGCTTCAGGTTTGAGCTGTGCGAGTTGGCCAATGAAGCCAACGGTCTGCGAAAGGCTGGTGAGTCCGATAGATTTCTGAGCCTGCGCCATAACGGAGATGTATTCGATACGCAGCGGCATACCCTGCATAACGTCCGGCGGTGGAGGAAGCATGTTCTTGCGCGCCATGATGGAGAAAACGCGGTCAATAAGCGGATTAAGTGCTTCGTCGTTCAGGCGCTCCAGCACCGGGCCAAGCATCAGAAGTTTCTCTTCCTTCATCTCGATCACTGCTTCCACCGGCATAGAGCGGGTGTTGATGTTTTGCAGCATCATGAAGAGGTCGACGAAGTAGGCGCTGTTGATGGTCTGGCGGGTATCCTGAATATCAGCCAGCAGATCTGCAGTATTCGGGTTTACCAGGTATGCAGGTTTGAAACCGTCCTGACCGTTCAACACGTCGAGGTACGTCACATCACCAGGCAGCAGGGAAACACGCTGTGTTTTTAGCGAGGTAGGTGCGACCATCGGCGGGTTAGTAGCCTTATCGATCAGCTGAGCTTTACGCTTCTGCTCAACCTGAAGGGCTTTCACCTGACCGAGTGCCAGCATGCCAGGGCAGGAAGATGCGTAAACGTCTTCGCCGTTAACTTCCCAGCGCGGCGCCAGGATCGGGAATTCATCGAAGCCGGACTCACGCAGCAGCTTGTCGGAATCGCCGCCACTCTCGAAGTACACAGAGCGGAACGGCTTGTTCTTGCTGTCCATCTTCCCGGTATCACGGTTAACGTTTGGAGTAATGCAGTGGTTAACCTCGATCCACGTTTCATACGTGCCGTTTTGCCACATCCCCTGCACCGATGAGCTGACGTTATCCAGACCGAATTCCTGCACAAGCTGACGAACAGTCATGGAGAACTGGCGGAAGGATGTGTCGACGCTGCCGCGCGGGCTGTTAGCCAGGTAGTAGCTGCCAATCGGGAAAGGCATTGTGCGGATCACGTCCTGGTCATCTTCGAGCACAGCCATTGCGGCGGTGCCGAAAGTGCCAAGGCTGGCGTACATGACAGGCAATGACTGATACAGGTTTGACTTGTTGAACACTTCGTTCATGCGGCGCTGCACGACTTCCAGCCAGACTTTAACCGGACCATAATCCATCATGTCAGGGTCTGGCGTTGCCAGTTTGAACCATGGACGTGCCGGGCTGGTGATGCCTGACATCATGCCGCTGGACAAAATGCGCTGAGCCATTGAGCCAGTAGGATCAACAATCTTGGTGTTTCGACGATCATCACGGTTTACATCAGACGTCAGAAAGCGAGAGCCGCGCGGATTGATGAAGTCGCTCAGGTCACGCCAGTGCGACTCGAACGATGTGCGCTCATTCTTCAGCTGTGCGAGCTGCTTCAGCAGACGCTCTTTTTCGGTTTCCGCCATCTCTGCCTACTCCGTTACTGACCGAGCAGCGTTTTACCGCTGGTGTTTGCGGTTGAGGTGTCGCCCTGCGCACCAGTCAGCAGAGTAGAACTGCGACCAGCAGCTGCACGGCGGCGGCGCTCTTCATCGTCACGAGAACTGACAACTGCTGCATCCTGCTCCTGTGGCGCGGCCTGTACTTCTGGTGCTGCTGGCACTGATGGCTTGCTGCCGATACACATAGCAATAGCTCCGTACGCAATTAAATTATTACCAATTTAACCACATATGATTTATTTAGCGTAGGCTATTGACACTTATAACATCAGATATTACCTTTTAGGTAATTAGTTCGCGTGTTGAATTGACGAATTGCGGAGGTGGTTATGTAACCGCTTGTGCAGTAGCCCGGAGTACCGCAGCAATAAATTGGGCTTAAAAGTAAAGGCGGTGGATAAGCGGAGCATCATCTCCGCACACAACTAAAAGCGCGCTTCAGTGAATGACCTTTGAGCCTGGTCGTTAAATCCAAACGGTGGAGTGCGCTTTCAGATGTGTAGCAGTACGGCATATGGCACATGTGCCGCAGCGGTCCGGATGGGTTCCCTTGATGCTACTTCCCCAACCGGGTAGCCGGAATGTGCAAGCCAGTGTCAGGTAAGCACGGACATGACGACTCACCATCGTGGCGATACGGTGTGACACCTCGGAAGAGACGAGGATGCAACGATGAGAGCATTCCAAGTGGTAGGCCTGCCGCTCTTGAAGCCCATTAGCAAAGATGGGAGTGCTCTCAGCGTTGTGGCATTAGCTCAGTTGGATAGAGCAACCGCCTTCTAAGCGGTTGGTCGCAGGTTCGAATCCTGCATGCCGCACCAGATCACGCCTTAGGACCGTGATGAAGCGCCCATAAGAACGATGCTGTGTAGCTATTGGCGGTGGCAGTTTCCCTTGATGCTGACCACCGTCACTTTTACAGCAGAACGCCATTGCGATGACGTTGCGCTGTAAACCCGTAAAGCCATGGAAGGCACCCTTGCTTCCAGTTCTCCCACTTCGGTGGGCATTTTTTTAAGGTGAAAATCATGGTATCAACCGCATCTCCAGCACCATCCTGCATGGCAATCGAGCAGGAAATTCAGGCTAAAGGCTTAAACGCGCCGCGCATTACGCCACAACGGATTGCCGACGTTATAGTAAGTGAGCATTACTTCACGGCTGCTGATGGTATAGCAGGTCGCCATCAATATTTGACTGATACAAAGTCAGATGATGAAAAGGTTGAGGAGTTGAACATTCCTGAGCAGGCTGCAGTACTTACGTTTTGCGTTCTAGTGCTGCGAAATGGATTCACTGTCACCGGCGAGAGTGCATGCGCCAGCCCTGAGAACTTCGACCCAGAGATCGGGCGAAAGATTTCCCGCGAAAATGCGGTAAATAAAATCTGGATGCTGGAAGGTTATCTTCTGAAGCAGATAATGAGCGAAAAATAATGATGTGACATGTCACAATCAGCCCGCCGATGCGCGGGCTTTTTCATGCATAGGGATCGTACTCTGTGAGAGCCTTACCCTGCTGGCTTTGCTGCTGCCCATAATTGAACTGTTTTTTAGTAACCGGAGCAGCATAAGTCAGCACATAGGCGTCGGCGTTGTTAGGTGACCGGCCAAGCAATTCTTTCACCTCTTCCTTGTCCTGCAAAATCTTCCGGCTGTCCTTGAGCCTGACCTTGTATTCAGGAGCGCTCAGCTCGTCGGCTAAATCCTGGCTATCAAGTTGCGCACCAAGCTTCAGCGCATCACGGGCTGATTTGTACATCTCGCCGCGCTTATTGCCCATTTCAGGATCTGCCGTACCGCTGCCGAACATTATCAGCGTCCAGTTACGCCCCCAGTTATCGCCAACAGATTTAAGACCTGTGCCATAGCCGTAATCGATAAACACAGCATCAGCCTGGTACTGATCCTCAAAGTCGGCGATCACTTTCGCAAACAGCACATCGTCAGTGGTACGCTGCCACTCCCCGAGTTTTTTGCAGTGCAGCCCCTGCCTCAGGTAGATAACTGCGGGGTCTTTACCCTGGTGAGACGGGTCGACGCCAAGAACTACAGCAGCGTGCTGGACCTGTGCCGGAGTGATAACCCTGCCAACAGCTGGTTGCGTCAGGCCGGATGGAATAAACTGGTTTTCAGACGCATCAGGGAAGATCCCGCGCACACGGACCTTCACAAAGTCGCTATCCTCGCCGTAGTCGTCCACCCATTTCTGCAACTGCTGCTTGTTTGTTCCTTCGACAGTACGGCTGTCTATCTGCGCGCACTTCCAGCGGTGTTTGTATTTTCGGAAGCATTCACGGAAACGCCCGGTGTTACGCGTCGGGTTACCGAACGCCACCCAGATGATTTCGGTGTCTTCGTCCGTCAGCGCACCCTCGGCCACCTCCCACACCAGATCGGCGATGTTGGACGCCTCGTCGAATACGACGATGATGCGCTTACGCTCGTTGTGCAGACCGGCGAACGCCTCTGTGTTGTGCTCAGACCATGGGATTGCGTCAGCGCGCCAGCGTTTGTCGTGACCGGGATCGTTGCTGTACATCGCCGTGGCGGTGCAGGTGAACCATTCTTTCGTGATAGCCAGGTTCGACCATTTGATGATTTCAGGCCATGTTTTGGTGCGCAGCTGGTTGTCTGTGTTGGCGGTCACCACCACCTTGCAGTCCTCGCAGGTGGACATGCCCCAGTTGATCAGCATCGAAATGAAAGCGGATTTTCCGATACCGTGACCGGATGCGCGGGCCAGCATCAGTGGCTGGTGACGGGTAGCAGGATTCTGAAGGTGATCCCGTATCTCGCGGAATGCATCAGCCTGCCATTTTCGCGGACCGGTGGCATGCGCCAGCTCTGTTCCCTCTTCGCCCCACGGAAACGCATACAGCGAATAGCCCAGCGGGTCATACGTGAACGATGCGATATCCTCGACGAGCTGATCTTCCGGCGACATGGCTGCAGCTGTCATTCTTCACCACCAGCCTGTTCTTTCACGCGACGACGGGCCTTCGCCATGCGGTCGGCAATCGTGACGGTACCGGAAACCTCCAGGCGCTCTTTGAACGCATTGACGTCGACGTGCTTACCGATAAGCTCAAGGTTCTTCACCTTGTCCGGCCATTTTATTTTTTTGAGAATATGCTCTACATCCTCAACTGACAGATCCGCTTCACCATTATCTTTTTGCAGTGATGCCTGCGTGGTTTTTATCGTTGCAATATCAAGAGCACTGAGAGAAGTACGCCATACCTTTGGCCAGCTGCTGATCGGCTTCATTGAGCCATCTTCATTCAGGATGTCCAGCACATCCATCTGGTCGATTTCCACCAGGCGGAGCAGCACGTAATCAGCACTGACACGCAGACGCTTGTTGCGCTCTTCCATCAGTTCGGCGATCCGTTTCTGGATACGCTCATCACGCATCATGACGCTGGCTTTTACCGCTGCCGTATTAGGTGAGAATCCTGCGTTAATCGCTGCCTGAGTCTGATTCTCAGGGCATTTGGTGTATTCCTGCGCGTAAGCCTCCTGCATCGCTGTCAGTGGCTTATACTGCGTTGATTTGCGTTTTGGTGCTTTAGGTTCTGCGGGCATTGTTACCACCAAAGTAATAATTACCATTTTGGTAATAGTAACACGCAAAACAAAGCCGCCATAGTCGGCGGCCATTGCAATTTATTGTCGATATCGTGACATGTCACACTGATAATTTAGTCTCATGCCAGCCACGCGTCACCCAACATGCCGAATCACCATCGCACGGACACGACTTAACCGGCAACGCATCGCCGCACTTGCCGCAGCGGTTGGTGCTGATTGACTTGATACGGCCACGAACTCGCGCATCATCCTGGCGGATAAGCAACGCGATGTACTCGCTCATCTCATACGGCGCACGACCAGGGCGCCGGGCGGCGCACGACCAGGGCGCCGGGCGGCGCAGTTCCGCGCCAGCATCTCATGCTCCTGCTCATCGAGTTGCAATTCAAGCTTGCGGTTACCAGATTCAGCCTGGCGGGCCCGCTGCGCGGCTTTGCGTTCTGCTGCGGATTTAGCCATTACCTCACCTCCAGTCTCCATACCGCCTGACCAATCCGGCTGGCATGGGTATCTTTAGATACTGTTCCGTCTTTAGCCAGCTCCATAAGAATTTTGCGCAAATCTGCCGAGCGCCATTCTTCATCAGGAAATTCCTTCTCCATTGCCAACCGCAGATTCCAGGTTGCTATCGTGAATGGATATTCCCCGCCGAGAGCTTTCTCTTGCAGGGCCGCACGGGAACGTATCACCTGCAAAACCTTCTCTTTTACATCCATCATTTTGCCTCCTGCGGCGGTTCTGGTAGCGGCATCCAGTGTGATGGTATCCACGACGCACCAGGTATTACCCACCCATCATTAGCGTCAGGATGCCCCGGGATGTAAGTCGCCCATTTCATTCGCCAGTCACCTTTCCTGTCAAACTCCCTGGCAACAAGAACGGCTGTTTTGCTATCCGGCATTCGCTCACTACAGCTTATCCAACCGCCCGGAATTACCGGAGAGTTGCCATTTACATCGAAGTTTGGCTCTGCGTCCTGAACTAGGAGGATGTAACCATTCTTGGCTGTATCAAGTTCTAACGCCTCGGTGACGGTACCGAAATAGCGATTACCTAAATCAGCATCACAAGTGCTTACATCAATGGAAACTTCCATCCCTTCGATTAATTCTGGCAAGTTGTAAGTTTGGCTTACAGGCTCTGCTTCCAGTGATGCCAGTGCAATTCGTGCCAGCTCACGCACAACTTCAGGGGGCGCGTAACGGTCATTCAGGTCATCCCACAGGCGTAGCATGTTATCGCTACCAGGGTGAACATCCTCGTTAGTTCCGGCAAGCGCACTAATAACCTCATCGGCTGCTTCAATAATTTTCTGTGCCTGTTCTCTGGTAATAGTGGTCATTTGTTATGCCTCAATACACGAAATCTGTTTTAAATTCATGGTTACATTCTGGACAGCATGTTTCGTAACCTTTTATTTCTTCACATGCCTGTTTAGCTCCAGAAAACTCCCAGAAATCAGCGTCACAAAGCAGATCGAAATTGTGACCGCATTTTGGGCATTCGGTATCAAGTGACAGATTCCAGTAAGCAGTGGTGTTTTTATCCATATCAGTCTCCTTTCCCCTGAAGCATAGCGGCACGGCAGGCGTTCCAGCCTCTCACCTCTGCAATAGCGGCAACAGCATCAACCGCGTACATGCTAAGAGGATTAGGCATTGGTTTTTCTTCCGGTACTACTTGCGCTGGAGGGGCGGCGTAAATGCCCTCTATCACTAAATGTTTGCGCTCAAAATCATCTGGCTCTCGATGATATACGTAACTCCAATCACCAAGGTTATCATTGCGCCTGCAACGGAAACCTATCGGCTCGACTTCCAGCGATGCCAGAGCAATTCGTGCCAGTTCTTCCGCTTCTTCTGCTGGCAGTACAACGTTGCTACCCGGTCCGTATGTTTCGCGCCACTGCTTGATTGTCAGCAGTCGCTCTTTGGTAATAGTGGTCATAGCTATTTCACCTTAATCTCAACATTTCGCAGCTTTAGCTCTACTGGCAGGTCTGACTTTCCGGTTAATGCTAATGCGAGATTTTCTGGAGTAATGAGAGCAGTTATTGTTTTCCCCCTCGCCAGACGAATAATCATTCGTATCTCGCAATCGTCACATGCTCCCGGTCGAACAATTGAGATTTGTCCGTTCATCTCACTCTCCTTTGATGCGAATGCCAGCGGCGCGCTCGGCTTCACTTTGTTCCCAAAACCACTTGTGAAGCGCCATAAGCTTTTCGTCAATCGGTGCATATTTGCGATTAAAGTAGGCCTGAGCATCTTTCTCAGATTCGTCCGGTAATTCGCCAGGGCCAAACAGTGTGTTATAAATCCATGCTAGTCCGCTCTTAGCGTCGCCAGTTGCCTGCCATTCGATAATGGCAGCCTGCATGACCAGAATGTTTTTCCCGATTAATAGGTCCAGTTCTTTGTACCGGTTGCGGATGTATGCATTCTCGCTTTGTAATTTTGCGTTGCGCTTTTCTGAGGCTTCAAGTAACGCCTGCTTATCGCGTAGAGCTTCTTCCAGTTCAGCAACATGGCATTCACTATCAATAAGGTTGTTCTCTGCTGCTTCAAGCTCAACACGCAGCTTCCCAACCGTAAGCGCAATCTCCTCGTTCTCCTGGTCGCGGCGTTTGATGTATTGCTGGTTTCTTTCCTGTTCATCCAGCAGTTCCAGCACAATCGATGGTGTTACCAGCTCATGGAAAAGG